TCACCCATGCATGATCTCGCTCAGGCTGGGCGGTTGGTAGTTCGGACCCTTGAGAATCTTGCCGTCGGTCCGCATAAGCTGCTGGTCCGCATCGATCAGCTTGGTCATATTGCTGCGATGCACTTCGGCAAAGACGGCATTCAGCGGGATCGCCAGATGCAAGGCGAGGCCGAACATCGCCCACAGCATGAAATTGATGCTGGTCCAAATCTCATCCAGATTGTCCCGCGCCTCGGCGCGCAAGTAATCCTCCAGATAGGCCATGATGATATCGTCGAGCGGCGTGTGAATAAACACCGCCATTTGCGAGCAATTATCGAACGGTGAGGCGAAGGGGGTGGTTGGTGCAATCCCATAGACCACGCCGGTCCCGGCCAGAATGTAGCATACATCGGCCAGTTCTTTGGCGATGTTCAGGCGATCGTCTGCGCGCAACCCCATGATCAACTCTTGCACCTCCTCGATCAGGAGACGCTTGCGCAGTTCGCGTTGTTTACGGTCAGGTAACAGCGGATGGTCCGCATGCGGCAATCCGAAGGCGGCATGAAACTCGGCAACTTGTAAAAACATCGCAGTTTCCTTGCTAATGACACAACTCAAATGGTCAGTGTTTTGACCGGCAACCTCCAAACGCCGGGTTGACGATGCGGAAAGGAGAGCCGCAGCTTAGGCAGTAAAATTCCAGGCTGCGAAAAACCATATTGGTGAAATTGGCAGTGTTGGTGTCGCCGCAAGCGGTACAGGTGAAGGCGACCGGACCAATCGACAACCGTCGATTAGGGTCGAGTACTGGATCGGTCGGCAGATTAGTGCTGCCGGGAAAACGAACAATCTTCATAGCCTAACATCAAACCTGGACTCCCTCCGCCGGTATTTAGTGATGGCATCGACGACTTGCGAGGAAACCGATGCGATTCCGGGGCATTTTTTGCCACCCTCGCTACGGCCCTCAGAGGCCCCGCCAGCGGCCTGTCAGCCAGCGGGCGGGAGGACTACGCAATCTGGCTCCGCCCGCCCGTAGCGCCTTCCTAGAGGCTGCTATCAGCCATTAATCATGGCGGTGAACTCCTCCATCATTCGCAACGACCGCTCGATATCATCTTGGCAAATGGTGCGCTTAGCCGCCAGGGCCAAAGTCTGCGCTTGGCGCACAGCCGAGGTGATGTTTCGGCCATTCACTTCGTGACCCGACAACCGCTTGATGTTGAACGCCCGAGGATCGATGCCCGCTCCTAGCAGAACGCTGTGCCAGACCTGGGCGCGCAACGCCTCGGTCATATCGGGATAGCTGATCGGCAGCGAAATCCGCGAGAAGAACGCTGGGTCAAAGCTCTGCACCCGATTGGTGGTGAGAAACATCACCCCGGAAAAATACTCTAACTGACGGAGGAAGATGCTCACCATCGCGTTGCGTTCGATGTTGCTGGTATCGCGCGCTTCCATGAAAATATCGGCTTCGTCCAGCTTCAAGACCGCGTTCCAATGCTGCGCCAGATCGAGGATCGACCGCAGCCGGTCTTCCAGGTCATTGGGATTGGTGCCCAACTCGCCAATACTCACCGAGTAGATCATCCGATGCAGCACCTCCGCGACCGCCTCGACCGTGAGCGTTTTGCCCGTGCCACTTTTCCCATGCAGCAAAAAGATCAGACCGCGCGATTTGTCGTCGATGAAATCCCCCGACGTGGCATCGTAATGGGTGACCAAATCCAACAGCACCTGTTTATGCTCGGGTGCCAGGACCAGATGATCGAAGGCGTCCTCGCGCCAGATGATCGGCGACAACCCGTCTACCGATATCCAGCCCCAGCGTTTCAGGCGCATCGAGAATGCCTGCACCTGCGGATAGCAGCGCCACAGATCGGCATCCAACACCACGCCCGCCAAATCCTCATCCAAGCGAAAGCTGTTCATCATCTCCTGGTACGTGTCGGGATCGATCTGCGCGAAACTGCCGCCATCGATCATCACCCGGCCATCGGCATGCATCTGCCGATCACGCATCCAGTTCGGGATGGTCAATGCCCCGGCGTAATTGGCAGGCGTCGGCCGTTGCGTGAAGTCACGGAACATGCGCCCACGCGCCGTCAGCACCTCACGCGTTTCACGGTCCAGCGGACGAATGCCCAGTTTATCGATCGCGATCCGCCCATCGAACTGCGGCAGCTTGTAGATATACTTGCCGACAGCACTGCCATGCGCGGTCGGCACCACGATCGACAAGGCGATCGCGTAGAGGGACCCGAAAAACGAGGTCTGCTCAGCGCAGCTTTCCACCTGACCCGCCAACAGACCCATGGATATCTCACAGACGACCGGCGCACCGCGCGCCAGCAGCACCGGCAAATCACTATACATGATATAGCCAGCATCGATCCGCGTCTTGATGCTGGGATCACTAAAGGCATTGATCATGGTGATCGCTTCGATCAGATCACAGGCCTCAACCTCGTGTTCCAGGCGCAGGTCGCGCATCGCTTTTTTCAGCACCATGCGCCGATGCAGCAAAAGCTGCACGTCAAGCTTGATGGGTTCTTCGACCTCGATCTCCTTGATGATTTTGGCATTGCTGAGCAGCGACTGCACGGTGGAATCGTCGCTGGTCAATTGCAGATGGGTGTCCGTCGCGATGATTTTAAATCCGCTGAAGTAACGGGATTCGATGTAACCCAAAATCTGCGCATTTGTATGAAGTTCAGTAATAGGAGCGTTCATTTTGATCCGCTTCGGTTGGTGACAACGCAGCTTTAGTTGATCTGGTCGAAACCGCGCAACTAAATAATTGCATGCAAGAACTTACGATTACCGAAACTGCGCGCAATCGATTGATTGATCTACTGAATCGCAATAAAAGCGACAGACTTTTTCTTGGCGTCGCTAACAAAGGCTGCGGCGGTAACAAGTTTTCCTTGAACTTTAGCGGCACCGGCTCAATCGATCATGTGCTGCTCGACAACGGTATCCTGATCATCGAACCCAGCGCCCAGCGCTGGATGAAGGACCTGACCATCGACTACCTGGGCGATGGGCTGACGCCCGGTTTTCAGTTCCAGCATGCCGAACACCGTCTCTGTGGTTGTGGTGAATCGTTTACGATCAAGTCCACACGAGCGGCTCGTGACGCTCGATAGCGATGGGTTGTTGCTGATTGGGCGACGCGTGGCATGGCTGCCGATCAAGCGGCCGAGCGTCAATGATCCAACCAACAGCTTCACCCGTGAAATGCTGCCCTGGTGCCTGATCTCAATCGGTTCCCCGACGCGATGGTATCCGCGCAAATTGATCTGTGAAACGCGGCAAAACGATTTGACCTTGATGCGTCATGACCCCTATGATTGCGAACGATGTCCAGACGGCATCTGGTCATATATTTTGACCGAGACATTCTGGAGCCTGCGCGTGTGGGATATCGCCGCGATCGTGCACTTTAAGCTGGCTTGGGCCGGTTCTGTTTACACAGGTGATGGAAATTAAATATGTTCGCAATACAAAGCGACGACGACTATAAGGTAATCCGCTGCTGTTTCTTGCTCGGTCAAGGATCGTCAGTCATCGAAGTTCGCAATCTGCTGATGCACAAATACCAACTTCCGGCGGATCGGGCCACCGCAGCGATCAATGCTGCGCTTGAGCATGGCAACATTGAACGCTGCGATCGGTATTATGCCTCGGCTGTTTCCTTCTTGAGCGGCCCCGCATCGTGCGGCTTTGATTGAGCGTCGGCCGCCATTTTATACCGGGTATGATTGCGCCGTGGCTTGCCATCGTTGATGATAACGCCTTTGTCGCGGAGAATCCGCACCACTCGCTTTACCCGGTCGCGCGACGGCCTGTTTTGCCGATCAATCCGCAACGCATCGCCCACTTGAAGCGTGGTTGATGGACCATGTTCCTGGAACACGGCACGCACACGATCCAGGGTAATGGTCGTCAGCTTCTGCGAAACGCTGGCGGGCTCGGTCTTAATTGCGTCTGCCGGGGGCATCACGGGGGCTGCGCGCCAAACAGCCTCCGCTGGGTCCCGGCGGGTGTCCACTGCCACCACGCCTCGCCCAGGGATGATTATGAGGTGGTCGCCCTGGTGAACCACACCGAGATCGGCAATTGCTGGAATGCGTATGACCATGATATGATCGGTTGGAAAATCATTTAAATCACTCATCCAGACACCTTTACCCTGGCGTTCGCCTTCGCCGCCGCTTTCATCGTGGGTATTTTCGCCACGTAGGTGTAATCCTCACGCCTTTCCACCTGCTTCTCCTTAATCAGTTGAGCGAGACAACCCCGGATTGCCACACGTTTGCCGTTCCGTGTCAAGAGTTGGTCCGAGGTCCAGGCGTCGATCAGGTCCGTGATAGTAAAGGGCTGCTCGGCAAATCGCTCCCGGATCAAACGAGCAACGGTCGCCAGATAACTGAGACCTTGCTGGCGCACCGCGCGTTGATGATTGGCTTGTAGCGTCAGTTCGGTGCTGCTGATCTCCACCACCTGGGCGGTCTCGTCGATCAGGTAGCGCAAGGTTTCTCGGATGTAGGCATACCGCGTTATCGTTGCCACCTCGGAAAACGCCACGTGCAGGCAATCCTCACGGGTGAAAATCGGTTTATCGGTGAAATTCTCATTCAGACGAGCCAATAAGTAACGCGCATTTCGCTGCAACCGTGGCAAACTACCCGCGATTTCAAACGGCGTGGTCGGGGCAGGATCATGGGCACGTGCGGCAACGCTGCGAGACCGATGAGGGCTGGGGGTCCGTATCATGCTCTTAACTCCGGGGCTGGACGAAGGGCGTAATTCGCCTTGTACTCCGAAATTTGCGCGCGTCAAGCCACGTCATAATCATGAGGACTTGTCAATATCAACGATGGGGCGATGACTTGGTGGAAATGTCTTCGCGACCGCCCATATACCTAGGCGTCTCTAACAAAGGAAATTACCGTGCTTCGATTGTTTCTCATCGGTCTGATCATCATCACCTGCGTGTTCCTCGTGTTTCACGCAATCAAGTCTTTGGTGTTTGTGATTATTTTTGGCATTCTCATCGCGCTGTTGTGGCACATGGTGGCGCCGCGCTCGGGCGTTCGTCGTCTGCGGTTCTAAATCGATTATCGCCTTGGAGAAGGTTGCTTCTCCAAGGCTCGGCGTGGGTTAGTTTGGTTTTTGGTTCGCCTTCTTCGGTGCCTTGAACTGGGCGATGCTGACCACCCGGCCGTCGCGCCGGGCTTCGATGGCAGCGTCGGTGTCACCCTCCGGCTTCATGATATGATCGACGATCCGATGCATATCCTCCTGGGTGAAGCCCTTCTTGGTGCGCACGTGGCGGGTGAGGTCCCACCACAGGCTAAACAAGATATCCTCGCACCACGCCCCTTCCTGATCCTCCGCCTCGAATGCGTGTAACACCGCACTATGGTACAGGATTGATCCCGCACGCATACTGCGGGTTTCAGCCTCTTCCATCATCCGCTCTTGGTCAGTCATATCGTGATTCATTACAAATCCTCCTAAGCTATATTATCAATCGTGAGGGCCAACTATGACCAGACAAAGCGGTATTTGCCGCAGTCCCAGATGCGATCGTAATCAAGAGCGCGCATCACCTCCCATTCGGTATCGTCAAAGTCGCCCAGAACACTTTTCAAGACATCCTTGCGGAAGCCGAAACGGAAATGGCGATATCGATGATTCTCGACATAGCTATAATCTGGCGCTGTGGTGTGCTCCAACGTAAATCCCAGTTTTCGATACAGGCCGCCGTCGCTCCATCGTCGATCTGCATAGCTGATAACCGCGATCGGCGAGTGATCTTTGATGAAATGGGCGAATAACCGTGAGGCGCCGCCAACCACGGTGATAAAAGGCAGGGAAGCATAGCGAACCAATTCAGATGCCCCAGACATCAGACCGCGACTTTCTCTGGCATTGATGAATGACATTGCGCAAACAATCTTGCCACGGTCAGTAAGTGCGAGGTGCTTGGTGGCGTCAACCGGCCCTTGAATGTGGGCGATTGTGTAGAAACACGCAGCTTCCTTATTGTTGATTTCGGCAACCTGAAGGCTGCGGGCAAAGCGACGGTCCGGAGTACAGCCAAACAGATGGCCGATTTTGCTCTTGACGATTTCAGAGTGATCTAACCATTCGTCACTGAACAACGTAAGAAGACGATAGCCCTGTTTTTCCACCGCATTGTGTTTTTTGAGATGATAGTTCCGATTGATTCGTTGACTCTCGCTGTGCCAGTAGAGACCGCAATATTCAATGGCTAATTTGTGTTCCTCGCTGAGAATATCGATCTCGTAGGGGCCGATGAGTCTGCGATCGCCGGAGATGACTCTGGCGATCCCTAAATCGGAACAGATGTAATTATAAACTTCGATTTCCTCTTTGGATTTGTAGTTGATTGGACGAGGATTGCATGCCGCGCAGCGCGGCTGATGACCATAATCGATTCGCCATTCGATGTTTCGTGCGCAGGTCGGGCAACTTAATGACACCAGCGGCGCTCCGGCCACTCCGGTATAATTTTCGAATGATGTGAGCAGGATTAGCTTACAATCCTCCATCAGTCGCGTCTTCATCCGATCGTAGTTTCTCCGATAATAGGACTCGGCGTAGCCGTTTGCCAAGCGGGTCGCAATCGATCGGACGGCGATTGATTTACTTTGCATCGGATTGCTGACGCCATGGCGAACTCGCATGGTCATCTGTTTCTGCTCGCCGACCGCACGCAGATGGGCGGGGTTGGTAACGCCGTATCTCTGTTGCATGGTGGCGACCTGCTTCCGAAGCTGGGCCTTGATGTTGTCTTGGTTCGAGTAGAACGCGGCATGGGCAGTTTTGGCCGTCTCGGTCTGACCAGTATTGACGTGACCATAGCGCCCTAAATTCGTTTGTTCGCGTTTTTGCTGAGTGGCTAATCTTTCTTCTTCGGTGTCCAGCGATTTGGTTTTACTGACATTGGCTGATACCGATTCCCTGGCGCAAGCGCACTGGCCGGTCTTCCCACAGAATCTCCAGCCATCAACAATCGATTTCAAGGTCCGTTGCCGACCTTGCGGACACAGGGGACGTTCATTGTGCACGGCCGAAAACACGCGGATCGGGAATGACGTGTCAGAGGGCATATCCGTAGTTTGAGCATCGATCCAGTCGAGGAACTCATGGTCTCTGCGAAGTGCGAATGACCATTGTTTAAGGCCCGCTTTTGCGATCAGTTGATTTAAACGTTCGAGCATAGGTTCACCAGTCAGATGGTTGATGCGACCAATTATCGCGTGTTCAATGGCATGTCACTAAGCTATTTCACTAATCTTACCCTACGGCGCCTATACTCGGGTTTCCAGTCGGTCTCCCACATGACGATAAGATTATAGCCAAGTTGCCGCACCAGTTCGTCACGAAATCGTCGGGGCGAACTGCGCTGGGTTGCCGTGCCAGAAATCCCCATGGAAGCTGTGAACCGTGTTCGTGGCTGGATCGTAGCCGGGCGAGATGAGGCGAGAATGCCACCGAACATTAAAAAACCGGCCATCGAGGCCGGTTTTTAGAGGCTTTAGTTACGAAAGAAATCAAATAAAGGTCAAGCTCGATGTGTCTATTGCAACGAGTCCAACATAGTCAGCCGCGTTGCCAAGGCTGGAGGCTGTGTTCGTTAAAGCAATGAAACCATAACGTGTCATAAAGCTAACGACTGGTTCGAACGTTTGGGGATCAATCACCACGCCGGAACTCGTCAATGGTACATATGGGCAATAGAACGCTGCCGCATCGATATCGTTGCCTTTGTAACCAATTAGCACCGGGGTATTATCGGCAGCGTATTGATTGACGTAGACCCTCATTGCATTGTTCAAAGTGCCAACGAACTTGGTATTAGTTGGGGCTTCAAATACTCCCTCAGTAGTACGGGCGAAGGCGGAAGTCGTCGCAGACTGCAAGATGGTCAAAGCAGTCGGGGATACTACGCACCAGTTGCCTGCGCCACGACGAGTTCTTGCCGCGATGAGGTTTGCCTGACGGTTTACCAGGATCGCAAGTGCAGCATGCACGTCTCCAACAAAAGTGGGGGTTCCCGTGACATTGGACATAGCAAAGGTGCTAGTAGCAGCGCCGGGTAGAGCAATCAAGAAGTTGATGATTTCTTGATCAATTTCGGCCGTTATTTCCTGCGCTAGTGCCGCCATGATCTCGGCCTCGATGTCAAGCCCTTGCTGTGCTTGCGCATCCTGTGCCGCTTCAAAGGTCCAACGAGCCGCCAGCTTGCGGGTCTTTGCTTCGACGACTTCTTTCAAAATCTGAATGCTCAGACGATTTCCACCAGTGCCTTCAAGATAGGTCGTAGACGCAGCAGCCGGAGTGGCTACAGAACCATTGCCAGAGTAGTAATTGGCGATGTTGAACGGCGACAATGCTTCGGCACCAGCCGAAATTCCGCCGCCCGCTGCCGGAATAGTATCGGCATAACGCACACGCAGCGTATGGATTTGCGCGACTGGTCCTGTCATCGGCTGGACGCCGATAATTTCATTTGCAATTACCGTGGGCATGACACGGCGAATAACGGGAAGAATAACGCGGTTCAGCGTCGCCACGGATGAGGCGTTCGTCGCGCCATTGGTCGCGGCTTCCATCAGCCGTAGTTCACGCCGGGTATTTTCCAGGATGGTGTCCATGGTCTGGCGCTTGTTGGGATTTGCGGTCCCGTCTTGATTGTGGGTGAGATCGCGGCCCTCGCAAAGCGCTGCCTTGGTCTGTTTCCACTGTGTTTCAAACAGCTTGTTCATTAATTGAACTCCTGAAAATTATCTAGTAATACCGGCAAGTCTAATTACCTGCGCGATCTCGGGATCGATGTCATAGGCCTCGGCTTGCACCGCTTCTGCTAGTCGGTTGCCCCGTTGTTCACCGGACACGACGTTGGGCTTATCGATCCGCGTTTCGCTCAGCACGCGCTTTTGGGGCGTCGCTGATTTCACGCGTGTGGTTTCATCGAGAACCACCGGCAAGAGCTTGTTGAATGACTCGCGCAGGGCTTCGGTGCGGACTGTTTCCAGCATGCCCTCCATCACCTGACGCTTGTCGCCACGCAAATTGATCAGTAATTCGCCAAGGGTCTTCGAGCGTACCACCCGATCCTCTGCGATCTTGGCCTTGCGTAACGCGATGTGGCTGTCTTTCACCGCCGCGTCACGAGTGCTCTTGGCTTCTTTAAGCTCAGTGTCGCGCGCTTCGACGGCCAATTGCAGCTTGCGCATCTCGGTGCCTTCTGCCAAATACGAGGTCATGAATTCCGCCGCGACACTTTCAAAAATGCGCCGACCGAACATGTTCTGGCGATTGCGTTCCAGGTCCTCGTGCAGTTGGGTCATTTCGGTCTTCAACGTTTCATTGATGACCCGTTCCACCTTGGAGGCGGCCTGTTTGACGAAACGGCCCTGGGTTTCGTTGAGCTTCTTACGGCCTTCCTTCACCAGCTTGAGCCGGGTGGCCACCAACGCCTTCTGGTCCTGCTGGAACTCAGCAAGCTCCTTGGTCACTTGCCGAACGACGAATTCGTCGATCTTGCGCACGCGCTTGACGTGATCGTTCGTCAGTGATTCTTTGACGGCATTGTACTTGTCGGCAAACCGGAGCCGCTCGCGATTGAGCACCTTCTTCTGCTCGCGCAGTTTCAGAATCTCTTCCTTTAGCTTGGTCGAGACAGCGGTGCGTGCGGCCACCGCATGCTCATTGAGCTTGGCGCGATAGGTGCGTTTGCTTTCCTTGATGCCTCGGCGGAAGGCATTGCGGGCATCGACAAACTTGCCGACTTCGGCAGCCTTCTCATCCGCTTGCTTCTGCACGGCATCGGTCAGCATGCGATCGACCGCCTCGACCAGCACTTCCTTGTCGTGTTCGTAACGTCTAGCGAAATCTTCGCGAATGGTCATTTCTGCCTGTTCGCGGACTTCCTCGACCTTCTTATCGAAGGCTTCTTGCAACGAGCTAACAATCTCCTCGGGGAGGTTGCCGTCGCTCAGAAGCTTTTTGATGTTCTCCATTAGAACATTTCTCCTATGGTCAAATCTTCCATTTTAATTCAGTAATGGCTCGCAGGATTTCCCGTTTGAGAAACCGCATCGCCATCGGGTCGTGCACCGCCGCTTCGGACAAGTCGGAGATAATCCGCCCGCGTTTGCTGTTCAGTGATTCGTAAACTGGCTTGGGATAGGCATCCGGCGCACTGGGTCTAGCTACTATGTCGACCGTAATGATCTCAAATCCCGAAACTTCGCCTCTCTCATCAACATTCCCGACCCCCCGGCTGGAAACGCCTAGCTTGACGCCAGATTCGATCAGCGTTCTGACGATGTTGCCCTTGGGCGTTGATAAAATCTTCAACTTGCCCATGCCGTTGTTGCCATCCATCCAGATTTCCGTGATCGCGTGTGACACGCGATCTAGATTGATCGTTAGTTCTTCAGGATGATCGAGTTCACCAATGACGCTGTAATCATCACGCAGTTGCTTATCGATATTTTCTACGGCATTTTTGATTTCGCGAGCCGGATAAATCCGCTCATTGAAATTGCGGACCCCGCCCTGAATGAAAATGCCTTTCATGTAGAGGTCCTTACCTCCACCCTCCTTGTCGGCGGCTTCGATGACGCACTGCGCTTGTGAAAATGAAAGTTGTTCTCTTAAAAACATGAGCCTGACCGTTGTTTAGTCGATAATGCGTAACTAAGTGATCGACTAAGCAAATCTGGGTTCAATAGGCCGGACGTTATATCGACAACGATATTTAGCGATCGGGCATCATTTTAGTGGACGAAAGCAAAAAAACCTGCTTTCCAGCGATAAATATTGTCGATCTTGTATAATTTGGAAGGTGTGTAATGATGACCCACCCTTTGGCGGAAGTGCTGCGACAACATTTGTTGCGGTGGCGCGGTGGGTGGGTTACAAAGCTGACCCCCGAATTGCAATTGGCGTTGGGTCAGATCGAAGAAACCGATATTCGTCGTGCCGCTGCAACGTTGTTGCATGGTCCGGCCATCTGTGCAGCCGGTCGCGATCGGTCGATCGTGCGGATTGCGGATGGATGGAAGTTTTGCGGCAACGGCCGTGTCTGCCCGTGTTTTATGGAGCATTTCCTAGCCACTTCGGAGGCGACCAACTTTGCCAAACGAGGCGTCGCCAATGCCGCACAGGCAGCGGATGTAAAAGAAAAAATCCGTGATACCTGCCTGGACCGCTACGGGGTGCCTAACACCGGATCACTGGTCAGTCGTCGCGAGACGGCCGAGGCCACCAATCTCGTCAGATATGGCGCCAAAAACGTGTTTGCGTCTGACGAGATCAAAGCGGTTATCCGCGACAAGACGCAACTGAACCACGGTGTGGACCACATCAGTCATTCACCGGAACATCAGGTCCGTATGCGAGCGGGGGTAAGGGCCACGTGGGGGGTATCCAATGTGGCGCGGCATCCGGTCGTGCAAGCCAAAATCCAAGCGACGAACTTGCTTCGCTATGGCGGTGTCGCACCCGCCTGTTCACCTGTAGTGCGGCACAAAATGAAGCAGACTATGGAACAGCGGTTCGGCGGGCATATCGCCCAGCTTCATATCCTGCCGCAACATCGCATCATCGACCAGACCGATTTCGCCCGGCGTTTCACCGGCAGACGCGCTGGTGATATTGCCGCAGAAACCGGATATGATCCGTCTCTGATTCATCGGTATGCCTATCGATGGAACATCGAACTAGATTATACGGGCGGTGATCATCGTGCAGCCGAAAACGCTTTTGCCGACTGTCTAGCACGTGAAATAATGCCACCAGAGCGGAATGTTGACATTCTGATTCCAGAAGGTAAAGACAACGATCGCCGTTGTTGGCAGCAGATTGATAATTACTTTCCGACACATCGACTTGGAGTCGAATTCGGTGGGGCGATCTGGCATAGCGAAGCATTCGGCCGGGATCGCGCCTATCATGCTAAAAAACGATTGATGGCGTTGCGCCAAAATATCACCTTGCTTCAAGTTTTCGAAGATGAATGGATCGACCACCCTGAGGCAGTGATCGCCACCATCAGACACCGGCTTGGTCTGACCACTCACAAGACCTATGCGCGATCGTGCGTTCTCGGACCGATCAGCCATCACGAGGCGGCCGGATTTTACGACATTCACCATGTTTTCGGTCGCGCCTCTGCCACCGTGCATCTCGGGCTGCGGAGCCAGCACGATTTGGTGGCTTGTATGTCGTTTACAGAACGAACATCCGCAGGGTGGGAATTGGTTCGTTATGCCAGCAAAAATTCGGTCGTGGGTGGTGCGAGTCGGTTATTGTGTGCGTTTGAGCGCATGTATAATTGGCAGACCATCAAGTCATTTGTTGATCTGCGATGGAGCATGGGCGCGCTATACACGATCCTTGGCTTTACGGTCGAGAAAGAAATCGCCCCGGATTACATGTACGTAATCGCTAATCGGCGCATTCACAAGTTTAATCTTCGTAAATCAAGCAAGCGATTCGCCAAATATGTTGGCACCGGTATGACAGAGCGACAAATGGCCATTGCCGAACAGATACCGCGCGTGTATGACGCTGGGAAATGGCGTGTCGTAAAGTGCAATCCCGCTTTCCAGGACATGCCACCGGACAAAAAGAAGCCGCGAGGCAGGAAAGCTCCTCGCGGCGTTTAACAATCTCAACCCGTTCCCATTACAGTTTGGAGTTATCCTTCTTGCCTGGGATGATCGAGTCGGCTTTCTTGTGGCCGGACGCGAAGTCGGTATTCAGCAGCGCGCCGGATGGTCCTTCGGCTGGCACTTTTTCCATCGTCTCTTCCCAATGGTCGCGAACATTGCCCTTGCGCACTTTGCTATTGCTGCCAGAGTTGTTCCTGGTCGAGGATGGCGGGGTTTCACGGGCATAACCACGCGCCGGGTTCTTCGCCTTGGTCATCACCGGTTCGCCGCCTTTGCGGTCCATGACGTTGTTGTTGCCACGAATGACCGAACTTTTATTCTGGCTGAATGACTTGCCGTCACTCTGCCGTCCATCGGTGTTGGCTGGTGCGGCCACCTTGTCAAGTTCTGCCAGCACCGATTCGGTGATATCGTCTAGATCGGCGTCATCACTGCCCATCCCCATCTCGGCGTCTTCCGGAATTTCATCCTCGGGATTGTCCTCGTCAGGGTCGGCGACATCGGTCTCCATACGGCCTGCGAGCGCCTTGTTGTCTGTTTGTGCGTCGCCATTGTCGAGGTCTTCATCGCCGCCGAACGCATCATCGCCGCCCGCACCGTCGTCTTCGAGGCCGCCATCATCGGTAACAGGATCGTCGATCCCTTCTTCGTCGGAGAATTCCGCCATGACGCGATCGAACTCGGCCATGAAATCGTCAATCTTACCGCTCAGGGTATCGATCTTGTCTTCCACGGAGCCGTCTTCGCCATCCAGGCCGTCCGCGTCGCCGTCCATGTCATCCAGACCACCGTCATCGACCTGATCGTCCAGGCCGTCGCCGCTATCCACCCCCTCAGCATCCCCCATATCTGGCGCATCGTCGGCCATTTCAGGGGCGCCATCATCGACCGGTTCATCAGTCGGATCGGCGGACGGATCGTCGTTTACGTCAGCATCATCGAAATATTCTTCGAGCCTGATTTCCTGGTCCCAATTCTCGGTGAGATCGACATCGTCGTTCTGCCGCAGGGATTCATGAATCTGACGTGCCCGTTCCACCATAAACTTGTGCAACAGCGCACTCGCCTTACCCTCGTCACCGTTCAATAGATGAACGATCGCCCGTTCCAGTAAACTTCTCAATGTCGTTCTCCCAAAGGTTGCTACCTATGATGCTGTTCACACCACAGATATTTACCTCTGGTCTTATTGCAGGGATTATTAGTGATGCAAAACATTGCTGAAATCTTGAAATAGCTGGTATTTCGACAATCGCACGCCCAAATTGGCTGAATAACCACCAGCAAAGAAAGAATTTGTGAATGTTTCGTATTTGGCTTGTGCCGACAATGCAGAATCTGACCAATGCTCAAATCATCTGCGCATTCTGGCGCCAGTCCGCCGACGCGGCGGGGTCCGCTAATATGCCTTGCTGCGATCGGCTGTCGGTCGCGCTGCGTCAAGCGATTGCGGTTCTTGAACCGGCTATTTACAAGGAGATGTTCCCAATGACGGAAAAGGCTGAGTTCGGCGCGGTCAGTGGCGAGGTCGAAACCCCTAAATAACCGTAAAATCGCATAGAGAATGGTTTTTGGAATGAAAATACTTGAACTTGATCAGAACGATCTAAACGCGGCCTATTATGATCCGGCCGAGGATAAGGTGGGTGTGCGCACCCCTAATCAGACGCGCAAGCCAGTGCTGACCCTCAAACATTTAAATCGGCTGAAAAAGGTGCGGGCGCTGCGCAAACTCGAAAAACTCAAGCGGGAAGACCTGCTGACCATCATGTACGCGCCCGCCGATCCGGCCGCTGGGGGCATGGGTGGCCCGCCCGGTTTCTAAAAATACCGCTTGATTTCCGATCCAAGTCAGTTATTTGTCTGGGACTGTTGACAATCCCTGTTGTTCGTTGCGCCACCATCGGGTAAATATGGCGAGGTCAGGAGTCCATGATGCAGACAATGCGACAGCTTATCAACTACGCGGCTGTCAATGAAGCCATTGTCAACCGGCCGTATCAACTCCCAACCTATCTGCGAAATCGTATCAAGACCTTGACCGTGCTGATCGATCGCTTGAACGGTGCGCGGGCGGTGATCAAGGACAATGCCGTCGATGGGGCGAGTATGCTTCAGCAGGGCGTGCGCTACGGCCATGCCGATGATGAAGAAGCCAGAGACCTAGTTCACAGCCTGTATAATTTAGAGCATACGAATCTGATTGAGCGTTATCGACTAGATGATCTGCGCTCTAGTCTAGAAAATTATGTCCAATATGGGCCGGAATTCATCAAATACGTGTTGGCTGCCTTGGAGTATATTCGGCCAATAGATGATGATACTAAGCGTGCGCTAACCCTCTTGCCACAGGCCGAGGCAGGCTTCTTGGAGTACGGGTGGGAACCCGGCAATGAGGAACATGAAGCCGACCCGGAATACGCCGCCGCCAAAAAATTACTGCAAGCCTTTCGGGTTTATGCTGGTGCACTGGTTGCCATCGATGCGCTGCAAGCTGACCTCAAGGCCAAGATGCAAGTCCTGACAGACATCCGTGCTTCCGCATCCTGGGGCAAAGAATATCGTCCCGAACATGGCGCAACGGAGACCCTGTATCATGCCACGGCGTATGTCCGCGATCTGGTACAAAATGGGTTTAGTCCTGAGTTACCGGACGGACGGCGGGGCCTTGGCAATCTGGGTCATCAAAACCTGATTTCGTTTACGCATGATCTCGAACTGGCCCGCAATATCATGCGCACCTTGAAAGAGATGTGGATGATTGCTCACGGCCAGTTGACCGGTACTCAGATTTTGGGCTGGGCGCGCACTGAGGGGATCGAGGCCGAGGTGACCAAATCCTGGTCGCATCTGACCGGTGGTGAAATCCCCAAGCGAAACGCCGATCCGAAACGGGTAGCGTTGTTATACCGATATTGGTTGGCCCATACCAAACTGCGCAGTGATCCGGTGATGGTCTCGCCCGAAAAAACAATCGAGCTTTTGGTCAAGCAAGACATTGCCGATATCGGTGTGCTAGCGTGCGAGGTTCAACTTGAAAAAAGCGACCAATATCTCTACGGCGAGTCGGAGTTCCGAGTCGCCGCGTCGAAGGTGATCTCGGTCAAGCAGGTGTTGTAGACACCACCCTGGTCGGGATAAACCCTGCGTCGAGTGCATGATCTTGTTACCACATGGAGGGTCTCAAATGAAACGCGTATGGGGTTTGGCACTAGCTCTGGGCGGCGCGCTGCTGGCTCTGCCAGCGATGGCGCAAACCACCGACCAAGCACCATCTGGTGCTGATAAAGATATGGGCGCCAATCATCTGCGGTTGTGTACCGGCTCGCCATCCGGTAATTACCATTTCGCCGGGATGGAGATTTTGAGTCGCGTGGGCGGCGGCAAAGAAGTCAATACCGATGGATCACTCACCAACCTGCGCGACCTGATGGACGGGACCTGCACCATCGCCTTTTCGCAATCAGATGTGTTCTCGCAATTCGCCCTGGAACAGCCCGCCTCGCTGGGCGCGATCGAGGCGTGGAAAGTGGTCTACACCGAATACGTGCACATTCTCTGCCCCGTGGTCGCCGGATGGACACGGGTCAATCATCTGGGCAAGGCGCAGGGCAATCTGATCGTCGGGCCGAACGGCACAGGCAGTGCAGAGACATGGCGTATCCTGCGGCAGGCCGATGATTCGCTTTACGAGAAAGTCGGGCGGTTGCCCGATCCGGTTGATCGAGAATCGTTGACAAAAGTCAAGGACTCCAAGGACACCTGCGTCCTGTGGGTCAGTGGCGTGAATGCGGCCAGCATGAAAATCGCGAATATGATGTCGGTCAACACCAAAGACCATCAACCCTCGATGATGCTGCTGGATGTCAATGATCGGGATATGAAATCGATCAAAGGTTTGAACGGCAAACCCATGTACGAATGGAAGGAAATCGATCGGAAGGAACCCAGCGGCGGCAATCCCGGCCTCTATGAAAATATCATGCAATCGAGCAGCGTGAGTGTGCCCACGGTTGATGCCGTCCTGGTCGTGCGATCCGATTGGCTGAAAGCGATCCGGCCCAGCGGCAAAGCCGATCGGCTGGTGCAGGCCGTCGAAGACGCCTCGCCGACGATCTGGAAAACCGTCAATCCGGACGAGTGAATCATGAACCGGTGCCGGTCCCAAACCGGCACCGTGTATCCCCTTAGGAACCACACACAGCCCGATGATACGCTCGGATGGTGAGTTCATCCATAAACGCCGTGTCGGCCGTCTCCCGCAGTCCTGAGATAAGCTGACTTGCCTCGACACGCTCTAATAACTCTTCAATCTCTTGACCCACCTCTTGGTACGGACGTTCGCCGCGTTTGATGGCCAGCACGTGGGCGGCATTTGGCAGCGGAAAGGTGATGAAACCAGTGGTCAGCAATTCGATCGCCTCATTCCCGACCCGCACCGCATGCGACAGTGCTTTCCAATCGATATTCTCCTGTCGCTCAGCCTGCAAGGATCGCAGGCCATATTGATCAAACACCCGACCGAACACTGCCCGACAATCCTTTAGCGTATTGGTCACCGGCACCTTGCGATCGCAGCATTCCAAATGCAGCACCGGCCCCGCAGCACGTCCGGGATGGTCGATCTCGATCAGCGCTGTGTGTTCCAGCTTTTGATCGACGATGAACTCTGGCAGGCCTTCCAGGGCGTCGCGTAGCCGCGTTAAATGGCCATGCTGATCGATCGCCTGATCAAACCACGCCACGATCTCGCGCACGGCATGCACCCGTGATCCCTTGATCCCATATTTCGCCGCCTGGGTCCGGCAATACCCGACGAAACTGGCAGCCGACCGACTGATCACCCGATGCCGATTGGCGACAAGCTCGCACCAGATCGGATCAGGCTCATTGAGCATCGCCCACCTGGGTGCAAACAACATGTCGAGCGCCAAGGTCTGTCCCTCGGCCAGCAATGAGAGATACCGATGAAAGGCAAACGATTCGCGATCTTCCTCACCCGCGACGTTCTTTTCAGATTCAGCCTTAGCGCGGCGATTGCTCAGCGTGGTCTTGATCCGTTGCAGCAGAATTTCTTCGGCGTCCGGTAAAAACACGCTCTTGAAATCTTCGTCAGACGCGGGTGTGGAAGTGCCGTAGAGCACACTACCAAACCGTGTTTCTACAATTGTATGAACCAAAACTTTACTCCGGTGCGGGTGGGGCATTATCTGGGATTGACGCCGCATAGGGCGTCGAAACCGCTTTTCGTGACTCCCAATTTTGCTCAAACAAGGCGGCGTTGACTGGCGACTCGATAAATGTCACGTTTTCGGCGTTTCGCTTCTCCGCGCTCGGCGTATAATTATACGAGCCGCCGATCACCAGATGATTATCGATTATGACGATTTTGTTATGCGCAATTGCGACCGTGCTATCGATCCACACGGGGATGCCGCCATTGATGACGAAGGTGGCGCCAGAATAACGTGACCGCTTAGCAACATTGGTTTTATCGAGGATCGCCATGACCTCGACCCCGCGTTGCTTGGCTTGTACCAGGGCCTGCAAGATCGGCGGTGAGGTAAAACCATAGGCCTGCACATGGATCGAGGTCTTGGCAGAGGCGATACCCGCCACCACCCGATCCACACAGTCCTGCGCGGGAACAAAACAGGCGGATACGCTGGCTTCGGTTGCCGGATTGGGTATGGCATTGCGCGCAAGCAGTGCGTGCGTTGCCATGACGCCAGCGAGGCTGACGATAAACAGAGATACTTTCATGATTTGATTTAGCTTCGCCAAAAAACATCGAATTAAATATCACTTCGTTTGACTTGAAGCGGCGAGATGAATTGACTAGATCCACAAGTGTAAACAGAGATCGGAGCCAAAATGGCAGAAGAGTTTTATGCCAACAAAGATCGTGAAATGCGCATCCTTGGATTTGCCCGTGCGTGTTTTCGCACCCTCATCGAAGAACTACTCGCCGATCCGTCGTTTCTGATCCACCCGGATGACGACTACGTCCCGGCCGATGAACTGGCGTTCTATCGCCTGCTGGCCAGTGATATCGGCTTGGATTATGACACCTTGGTGGGCCAGGGCAGCCCGATCGAGCGGGAACGTCTCGCCAAGTTAGAACACGGCAAATTAATTTAATCGTTGCTGTCGCACAATTCGGTTGCAAGTTTTATCGTAACCAGCAGATTCTTCCAGATCATTGGGGAAATCAAATGAACTCTCAAACCGTAGCATCGCAAACACCCGGCTTCAATGACCGCGAATATGCCGACTTTCTTGACGAATTCCGACACCATTTTCGTGACCGCGTGGTGTCCGGCGTGCCGGTCTATACGACAACACATGGCGATTTGTACGAGCTTTATCTTAGTCAGTATCCGCTCTCGGTGCGCCAGACCTATCGTTGCCGGGCTTGCGAACATTTCATCAGAAACTATGGTGGGCTGGTCACGATCGATGATCACGGCATCGCCAAACCGCTGCTCTGGAGTGATGGTTATATTCCGTCCCCGCATGTGCCTGTCATCGCGGCCTTGCGGGAGGCAGTGGCGAGTGCACCGGTCAACGGTGTATTTCTGTCCGAAGCGAACGTCTGGGGACAGCCGAGGACCGGCGTCTGGACCCATCTCGCAGTCACCCCACCGGCTGCCATGATCTACAAAAAGCCGATCCTGAGTGCGGCCCAGAAGATGGCCGAGAAGCGCGAAGATTACCGGATCATGGTGACTGCGCTGCATGAATTGCCGATGAGTGTGGTGACCACGGCGGTCAAGCTACTGGAAGCGGAGACGCTATATCAATCGGATAAGCTGCTGGGCGTGGCGAAATGGCTGCAAGCGCTGTTGAACGCGCGGCAATCCTATAGCGGGCGGCGCCAGCAGGATAATCTGCTTTGGCGGGCGGTGGCGACTGCTCCGGCGGGCTTCTGTCATCCGCGTAGCTCGATGATCGGCACCTTGTTGGAGGATATCGCCAGCGGCATGGTGTTCGAGACCGTCAAGACCCGGTTCGATGCGAAAATGCATCCGCTGCGCTATGCCCGGCCCCAAGCGCTGCCGAGCGCTGGCAACATCACACAGGCGGAAAAGATCATCGAAACTCTGGGCGCGGCCGGAGCGCTGCAACGGCGCTATGCGACGCTCGCTGATCTGGAAACACTATGGGTGCCGCCGCCGGTGACACGGCCGACCGGCAAAGGTATTTTTGGCAATCTCAAACCAAAAGGTGCAGCAAAGCGGATCAATCTGCAAGTCGGCAGCACCCCGATAACCTGCACGAAGTTTATTCGCACCGTGCTGCCGACAGCGGAAACGATTGAGGTGTTGGTTCCGCACCAAGCCGGAAACTGGACGGCTTATGTCACGGCGGCCAATTTCGATGCGCCGCCCATTTTCCAATGGGATCACCCCGATCGGCGCAATCCAGTCTCGTGGTACTTGTATGCGGCGCTGACCACCGCCAGGGATTGGAATTTGATTCCGCACACGTGGTGCCCGGTTGATGCGGTCATTCGGCGTCCGCCGGAATGGTATGAGAACCGCATGGAGCAATTTAGCGAAGGTATGGGCCTGATCTTGCACGGCGCCAAAGACACCCGCTACAAGGGCGCTGGCGGATGTCTGTTTCCATCCCTGCTGAAAAGCGAGTTTCATGCGATCCGGGCGACGATCGAAGCCTATTCACAGACGCTGACCATCAGTGGCATCGACAACGCCACTGCTTGCGGAATGAGTTTCGATAGCGCCACGAAGGTGCCGGTTTCGATCCGGGTGGCGTCCGGTGGCACGATGTTTGAATATACACTGGATCGGTGGGACTAATCCCCGATAGATACACCCATATTGCTGATCGTTTTATCAGCCAACCAATATGGGTGTATTTTATGTCGCCGAGATTATTATTTCTACTCAAATACCGTGAGGCGAATTGGGGCAGTGGGAGTGACTTATCGAGTGGCTTGAAGAACTCGGTCTCATTCATCGTTCATATGTTACGCCACAATAACATACAAGCTAAAATGATGCAACTGGTCGATAATAACTGTATCGACAAAGCCGTCACCGAATATCAGCCCACACTGGTCATCATTGAAGCGTTCTGGGTTGTTCCCTCCAAACTCGATATCCTTCAGAAGTTACATCCGCGCGTCAACTGGGCGGTACGCAATCATTCTGAAATGGCATTCCTGGCGAACGAGGGCATGTCGATGGATTGGATATATGGTTATTTGTCGCGTGGCGTTGAGATTATGAACAACTCGCCGCGCGCTGTGGACGATGTGAAAACCATCGCTCATGCATATGGCGCTGGGTTGGAACAACTTGTCAGTTACGCGCCGAACTTCTATCCGATCGAACCCTCCACCAGCAAGAGTGCTACGCCCTGGGTGGCGAATGACACGGTGAAGATCGGTTGTTTTGGTGCCATACGTCCGCTCAAGAACCATTTAACGCAGGCTGTGGCGGCGATCAAGTTTGCCGGTAAGGTAGGGCGTAAATTGGAGTTTCACGTCAATAGCTCTCGGGTCGAGGGCTATGGCGCCCCCATCGTTAAAAACCTGCGAGAGATGTTCTCCCATACCAGACGCGCCGTGCTGGTCGAACACCCTTGGATTCCACGTTTGGCGTCGTGGGGGGCCGAAGACGAGACCCAGTTTACGTTTCTCGATTTGATGCGGACGATGAACTATTCGCTGCAATGTTCCTTTTCAGAGACATTCAACATTGTTTCGGCGGATGCCATTTGGATGCGGGTTCCCGTGATCACGTCGGCACAAGTGCCCTTTCTTTCGCATCAGTTCCATGCTGATCCGAACGACAGCGAGTCGATTGTTGGGCGTTTGATGATGGCGAACAATCAGCGGCCGGGGGATCATCTAGATTGGTTAGAGAAGCAATCGCACGAATTGAAGACCTATTGTAAGATTACAGAACAACATTGGATTCACCGGTTTGGATGATAATCGCACCTATGGATACCCACGGGGGCTTCAGCCCGTGGGTATGTCATCCGGTCATCTGCAACATACCGGTGACGGACCGGTGTCAATAGCGGCTGGTCAGGACCCAGCGCATTTCTCTGATGAGGTCGGCCTGTTCGCGCTCTGATTTTGCTTCGAACGCGGCGATCTGTTTGTGGTAATGCCGCTCTAAAGCACCATCTAGATTTATCCCACAATTTTTAATGATCCATCCAGCACAGGCAAATTGGTCTTCATCGGATGGAAATAACGCATTGGAACGATATTTAGAGGCTTGCCGGGCTGGGGCGTAGCGTTCGAACATCGTATCAAAATTGGTGATCGCGGCGTTGGCCACGTCATCGAGTGTTGGTGTATCGCCCTGGGGTGATGCGTAAATCAAGTCCGCTAAACCAAGTTTGGCTTTGACGCTCATCGACATGCGATCAGCGTAAAGTCTGGTGTATATAGTGGTTTCCACGGATAGGCCTTCAACTTCATGCACCAATTTTCCATACATCGAGACACTGGACCATTTCTTATCCGGGCCTTCGGAGTTGTGGATCGTCTCGGTGATCTCTAAGTCAGACAGATTGCTGAGCCGATTTTTCATATAAACTTTACCATCAGCGATGGTCATCACCGGCTTAAAGAGCAAGTCTGTTCGCAGCCGCGATATGAAGTCCACCTTCGATTTCAGCAGATCGACGATCTGTTCAGAGGTCTTGGTTTCGAGGTCTTTGCGGCCAACCGACATCGAATTTTCAGCCCGTCCGTACGTGTAGGTCATCGTCAGGCCGGGCTCCATGCCTGAGGCGCTGTAACTACTAGCGGCGATCGTTAAATTAAATTTCCCCATTCCCTTCTCGAAGGAGAGTTTGGGCTTCTTCTTTTCCCATATCAGAGTGCCGCCATAGTCCCCCCGGACCGCCTTGATGACCGTCATCAAGGCGAACATCCAGTGCTCCATCTTCTCCCGGTTCTGGAAGCCAACCGGCTGGTTCGTGGCCAGCGTCACATTTTTGATGATCTTCGGATTGATCACCAAAACCTGATCAGGTTCATTGCTGTGAATGATCGACAGGTTCGGATCGCGCACGAAGCTCACGCCGTAATAGGCTTTGAGCCACGACATCCGACCGCCTTTGACCTCTCGATCGACGAAATGCCAAAAGAACGAGCCTGGGGTCTCGGGGCGCGAATAGGACCCCAATTCAGTTTTCTGATAGCTTAGCGGCTGGCTTCGGAATGCCACCATGATGTCGAGCCAGCCATTGCGCCGGGCGATTTCGGTGACCTGATCCCAGGTGACTGTGCCAAGATTGACTCCGGCTGGATCATTCAGATTAAGGTCGGCCAGATAATAGTTCGGGTAGTCCAGACCGTGCTGTTGGGCGATGCGGATGCGCTCGGCGCCACCCAGGAGCCAATCGCAGGGATAGAAGTAAACACCCTTGGGGTCTTTCCAAAACGATTTAGGGTTGATGCCGATCTTGGGAACTTTGGCGATCGCGTTTTGCCGCTGCACCTTTAACAGGTCACGCTGATACTGCTTGTTCGCTTTAACGTTCCACCCATCGCTGGGCTTAACGGGGTCTGGCAGCAGCGTGGCTTTTGCGTAATCACGGTTGGGAGCGCCCTGGCTGAAATGTATCCAGCGCCCTCTGTTGGCCTTCAGGACCGCCACCAAGGGCGTCTTATCGTACCAGTCCATTTCGAAGAGAGTTATCAGATTCATGCGCGCTTCGCCATCCGGGCGAAACGCTCATTCGTTGCCGCCGCCGAGGTATTTACGCGTATCCGGTTTGGCTTAGGGATGACCCATTTATTGACCATTATCGCCTGCAATGGGCGAATAATGGGTCAGTGGTGCCGGGTGAGGGACTCGAACCCCCGATGTTGTATCGCAGATTACAAATCTGCTGCCGTCGCCTCTGGGCCAACCCGGCAGGGTTTAATTGATTTTGGCGGACCCGACAGGGATCGAACCTGCATGTATCCAGTTAGCCTTTCAACGCGTTCGAAGCGCGAGGGCATACGGGTCCGTGGTGACGCTGCGGGGAATCGAACCCCGATCGGTTGACTGAGAATCAAAAATCCTACCGTTAGACGACAGCGTCGTAGTAGAGCGATAGACATGTGGCGGCGCATGACAGATTTGAACTGTCGTCTCCGGATTGAAAGTCCGGAAATCCTGGACCACTAGACGAATGCGCCGTTGGCGCTCACAGCGGGAATCGAACCCGCGTTCACAGATCGACAATCTGGTTTCCTACCATTGGAAGATGCGAGCAGACGAAGGGATCAATGCATAGGCTGGTCTCCAAAACACAAAAAAGGCCGCCAAATTGGCGACCTGGGTGTTCCGAAAGGAGATTAACACCGCAGCCGCCCTGTCTGGCGACCGCGCATGAGCGGTCACCGCGTGGTTGTATCGCGTTCGTCGCGCCGGGTCGTGGTGGGTGTGTTGCTCATAGCGATATGTATAAGACATGCACTCAAACAACGTCAATAGGAAATTATCGTTGACTCGCGGCGCGCTGATCGGTCATACAGCGGCCTGCAAGGAAGGTGGGGGTAGAATCTCATCCTTTAAAGAGTGTCGAGCGGCGGAAACGGTGTCGCGAGCCGAATCAAGTGGTCCCGTGGATGCTGCTGTTGAAACGGGCGTAGAGCCGCAGGGATATGGAAGCTACGGCGGCGTGGAACGGTAAGCTGGCCTTCTGAATCGGGTGACCGAGGACGTTCCTCCAGCACAGACTGTGACGTTCGAACCGGGTGAGTAGTAAGTAATGGTTTTGCCCCCACAACCAGGAGGAATGGGGGGTTTGATTGGGAGACATTGTGAACAGTGGCAGTTATCCTGAGACGACCATTACAGCCCTTAGAGACTTTGGCCGAAAAGCACACCTTGCACACTCTGCAAATGCGGTTTAATTGGCCATGAATGTGTTAGGTACCGATGCCGAAGCTCCGCGACGATGAATTTCGGATGCCAAAAAGTCGCTGTCCCTACTGCGACAAGCTGCTTGATGTGGCGTCCAACATCACCGATAACCGGGGTCCAGAGCCGGGTGATTGGACGGTCTGTATCGGCTGTTCCCAATTTCTGGTGTATGAATTTGATCTGAGGTTACGCAAACCGCGCGCCGGAGAACAGGAGGCATGTTTTTCGGCCCATCCGGTATTCAAGGAGCAGATGTATATCATGGCCGAGGTGGTGCGCAGCCTTGACCGGCGACCGCGCCCGGATCGGCGCAGACTAAAGCGCAACAAACGTGAACACAAATGATGGCGGAGGCAGATAGCGAGATGTTTTGGGTCGTCCAAGAAGACCTGTTCCAACAAAACGAACGACTGGCCTTGCTCGAAACTTTGCGGCGATTTGCTATCCCGCATCAAATTGTGCGGGTGAGCGGCACATACGAACTCATCCCTGAAGTGACTCACGCGGGACCGATCATCACAAATGGGTCTATCATGCTCTCACACATCGCAATGCAGCGCGGCTGGACACCCGGCAGCCTGTTGAACCATGCCTTCTCCTACGAAGTCTGGCACCCACATTTACGGGATTACCTGCTCAATCAAGATATCACCTTCACCACCATCGCCGAGGCTGATCCCGAGCTTGACAAATTCTTCATCCGACCATCGCTCGACGACAAGAGCTTTACCGGACGCGTTTCCACCCGCGCCGATTTTCGGGTCTGGCAAGCGGATATCCTCCACCGCCAGGGAACCTTGGCGGAAACCAGAATTCTCTACGGCCCGGTTCGATCGACAGGCCAGGAGCATCGCCATTTTATTGTCGATCAGGCCGTCATTTCGAGCAGTCACTATAAGCTGAACGGGCAAGCGAACCAGAGCGATATCGTCGATCCCTACATTGTCGATTTCGCCGGTCGCATGGCCGCCCTGTGGCAACCCGCCAGGGCGTTCGTGTTGGATACTTACGTCGCAGGCGATGACATTGGCATCGTCGAGATCGGCTGCCTCAGTCATGCCGGGTTCTATGCAGCGGATGTGCAAAAGGTGGTGATGGCGCTCGAAGCGATGCATTGGTGAACCATGACGGCGCAGACGACTTCTACGCCGTAAAGACCCGTTGGCTTCCGCTAAATATCAGAACTCTGATATTTAGCGGATAGTGCACATGATCGTCATCAGCAGCGTGGCAAATTTGGCCGCCGAGACCCGAGAAACCATGACGATCAGCTTCGATCCGATTTATCATTCGGCGACCCCAGGCTCATCAGCATGGTCCATGGTCACATCGAATATGCAAATTCACCTTTTCGTCCCATTCGGCCGCTACGTGCCGCGTATGATCATGACGCGGTTGCGCGCCCGGCTGGCCGATACCTACATGTTCGTCCAGCAAACCGGCTGGCTTCTGCCGATGAACGACAATGAATTTATCGGCACGGTTCCTCTGCCGCTCTACATTCGCGGCGGCGATGATGGTCTGACCCAGGCATACCAGCAGCACATTTTGTTCGATCGCTTATACCATGACTTTGGTGATGATACCCCTGATCCAGTCGCATCCGACGCGCTCATCGATCCCATCAGTCAGTCGTCCCAGTTCCAGGTGGACTTGTTCGCGGCGACACCCTTTGCCAGCGTGGATATCGGAGCGTGGTCATCCGTTCTGTGGTCAAGACGATGAACATGGTTCCGACAAACTTGAGTGTGCAGATACCCACATGACTTCGTTTCGATCGTAACCTAATCGAGCAGATCGGTGCTGATCTCGAACATCATTAGATGATAGCGCATGAGAGCGATATTTAGTTCACCCGAAGTAGTCATTTCAGCATCCGCTGAAACAGCGAGTTCTGGTGACAACAGCCGCGACCAAAAGCGGGATTGAGTGCGGCACCGTACGATTAAGGCAGCGCCTCGATTCGCTCACTTCGAGGAATCGACATTGATGTTTGGCGGCGTCCCACTCGCCAAATCGGCAGGCAGTCGTCTTGCAGCAATGGCTGGATCGTAGGCACGGACCGGGCAGATAATCGAATTGCTGAATCATAACGAAGCTCCTTTTGATGGCAGTGTCCGCCTGCGCCTCGGCTTCGGAACTGAAACCACTGGCTGCCACGCGTTTAGTTTCGGATGTGTCAGCAGCGGGGCCAGCTTGGTTTTCCATTGCGCCACTCGTTCGGGTGTCTCCCATTTCGACGGCTCGATCTTAAATGGGTTACCGATATTGATGCTGACCAACGTGTCGGCCAGTGCGATCGAACCATAGGCGAAGGTCTCCTGCTCGTCGCCTGGATTAGCCTCACCGTGATGCGGACGCCACTGGATCGGCACCAGATGATTTTCGGATTTCAGCTTGTCAGTATCCAACACAAACATGATGCCGTCGCGCCAGTATTGCGCGAAATTGAAGCTGCGCGTCAGACTGACCCCCGACTCATGGCCCACATGGGTCGGCGTGCCCCTGATCGTGCCACTGGCGATGATCCTGAGCGCGGCATCGACGGTCGTAGAATGAAACAGCAATCCCGTGGCATCGCCTTCGATCAACCTCATCCAACGCCGAAGACTATGCGTCATCGGAATACTCCGCGAGATCAATATACTTGTCTCGCTCATCGTACAGATCGGTGAGCCGGACCGTGGTTTCCATGAGAAGTTCAGCGTAGCGCATAATCGCTATCTATCGCAATAGTGAGCGAAAAGGTTTGGACAAAGCCCGCCCATCGTAGTCAGACTACGATTACACGACCAATAACCAACTGCCTACAGTGATTGGCGATGTGGGCGTGTAGGAGACGGTTCTGTGGGCGTCCATCCGGCATCACCCGTCAGTCGCAGGATTGACGGGTGAATGTTAATGGGTTAGCACCTAGTCAGGCGTATGCCATAAATATCACATGGAAAATGCCCTGAGACGATGGATACGGCTGGTGGAAGACGCCGATGATCGAGGCTTCAACATCGATGCCTACCACGGCACGACCGCTGCTTTTGACGCGTTCGATCCGCGCCGAACTGGCGATATCGGGATGCATTTCGGGACTCTTCAACAGGCTGATAAAGTCATAAGACCAATATTTCGTTCGCCTGACAATGCGGAGTATCAGCCGGGCGCAAATATTATTCCCGTCAAACTGCGTCTGCATAACCCCCTGCGTGTCTATGATATGTTTTCTACGTTGCGAACGACCTATATGAACCGCGCCAAGATTTGGTGTTTGAACACTAAAGGTTTTGATCCGAATAACGAGGATCATGATCGTATTTTCGACTTGGCGAAACAAACAGATCGATTGCGACGCGCAGCGGGTGGTGAATGGGGCGCTCTGAACAAGTCTAAGAGCGAACAACAAGCCAAGTTCACAGCCAGTGCCGCAGATTTTTGGCGCGCGATCCAAGCCAGCGCCGAGCGACAAGGCTATGACGGTTTGGTTTATGGCAATCGTGTCGAAGGCAAAGGCGACAGCTACGTGGTGTTTCATCCAAACAATATCCGCACCCGACACGCCAGCTTCGATCCATCAAAAACGTCTAGCGATAAGCTGCTCGACGGCAGAGTGAACTCACATACTGACATTCTGGGCGAGACCTTGCGACACGGCCATAACGGCGTGCCCGAGACGCTGTATCACGGCACGGGTCTCCAACAGTATCTGGACATGCGCGCCAGCAACACCTTCGACATCGACAGCTACGATCAAGGCAATCTCGGGTTTAGTACCACCGAAGATGAAAGTGTCGCGATTCGGTTTGCCAGAATGTCATCCCAGGGCGGCCGATGGGGCGTGGTCCTCACGTTAGATGGGCACAAACTGGCCGCATCCCACACCGTCACACCACATGATGATGACGATGAATACGGCACACTGGGCGACAACTACGAATGGGAATGGGTCGTTACCAGTAAAACGAACAAAATCACCAACGCAAAGAGTTTTATCACTCAGGTGCAGGTGGTGGATACCAAGGGTGATCCGAATTATTTGCAGCCCTGGGATGAGACGGTCCATGGTGACCGTGCCGTTGCGGGCGTCCCCGGCACGGAGGCGGCCGGTATCGCCAAGCTCAAAGCTACCTATTCTCGACCGAAGGCCCAAGCCGCGATGCTGGCACTCGCCCGTATCCACCATCCGAATGAGCCGTCGCAGAAACTGCGCGATCTGATCGCCGATTTGAACGCAGACCAGTTGTACAAGATGTTGTGGCTCTACCACAGCCGTAAGCAGGATTGATCGCCATCATCCCACTTCTCTGGCGATGTGGAACACTGAGTGCCCGCGCTGCCACGGGTGCAGCCCCGCATCACGCACATCGCAAGCTGGACTCGCGTCAGGATCAACATGGCTTCAGACAGGCCCCGCCATTGGCCTGGGATGCCCCCCTGAGCGGTTCAAACGGGCTATCGCCTCTCAGCAGTCTCGCTACCAGTGGCAGGCGTGGCGGGGCCGTGGATGATTACGACAGTTCTTGATATATTTCCCGCGTGATCGCGAAATAGTCCAGCGCGCGGTGGCTGACTGACTGGTTGACCGTCAATGTGATCATATAGCAACCATCGAAGTTTATGAAGAACCGATCATCGGTCAGCAGTGCCCAAGGCGGCGGCTCTGTCAGCCAGATACGTAAGGGGAGCGCGTCCAGATAGTTCATCAGCCACGTTTCGATCGCCGGTCTGGGGACCGGAGCCTCGCTGCTGTCGAGCAGATTGGACATGGCAACTTCGAGGATCATGCAGAGTCTGCGGACATTGAGGTCGGCGAGGGGTGCCATCAGCTTTTGCCTCGGATTTTACCGTGTTGATTGGCACGACGGTTGGTATATACAGCTTGCCGACGCTTACGCTTTTTCGCGGCCAATTTCTCTTTGAACTGTGGCGTCTCGCGCAAAATCGCATTATCAGCGTGACCTTTACTCGACATTTTGAAGCTCCATTGGGGTCCGCACATTTATCCCGCAGTAAACACCAATGCAAGTCTCATCTACTCTCAGTAACAGGAGAACCCATGCAAAAGTTTGATTGGTATAGTTCAAAACAAGTGCTGGCACTGCCGATTGCCTGCGAGTGGGCAAAACCATTTCGCGCCCGCGTGGCCGAAGCCAAGGGTCGGGACATCGCCGTCGAGGCCGGACGTGCCACCATCGAAGTCTTGACCCGGAAATTGCGCTGTCGCAAATGGGTGCGCCGCCGCACCAGCAAGGCAAAATGGGACGGCCGCGCCGAAAGTCGCTACTACCGATCCCCGCATAATCAGAGTTTCGAAATCCGGATCAGCAATCATCCCTACCCCAAAGGAACCTACCCTGGGGCCGTCAATTACATTATCAGCCCGGAGGTGATGTTGACCAACACGGTCAATCAACTGCTGCGTCAGATCGTCCAAGACGAGCAGGCTTTCCAGCAGAATCTGGCACGAAAAGCGGCCCGACAACTTAAACTCGCTGATCGCGCCAAAAAAAAGCGAACGTGTGATGCACGTTCGCCTTAATCCATGTCATACCTGGACCAATCGCTTCTTGTTATCGTAGCCATTATCTTGGCTGGACAAACAGTCTGTTGGAGACCGGTCGGTTTGTCAAGCGGGTCAACTGCCACCGTTCAAAAAAAGAAGGCGTTGACACTGAACTGCGTTCCGCGTACATCCGCCGCCTCGGGAGTAAGTGACCGGGAGCCGCCTCGGAAGTAAGCGACCGGGAAAAAAGGGCGGAGGGTCAACCTCCGCCCGCTCCTCATCGCGGGTCCTACTGTTGCGGAAAATGGCGCTGTTGATCCGGGCCGCCCTGGTAATAATCAGCCCGCAGCGTTGACCAGACCGTTTCGAAAAACGTCTCGATCTCCTCGACGCTGTCCGCCCCGCTGACCACCTCGACATTGAAGATCACCCCCTTGCGTGCAAATTGATGATCGGTGGAAAAAAACGGCCGCGCCGGAGACCCGTTGTGCGCTGGGATGAGCCCATGAGAAATGAAAATGATATAACGGGTCCCCACGCGATCGGTGATGTGTTTCACATAGGACATACGATACCAACTCCCCAGCCGTTGCTCAGCATAAGTGTCGCGCAACGCCCGATAACCCGCAGCGAGTAATTGGTCAGTCGTAATCATGTTCGTTCTCCTTAGCGTCTGACAAACCGCAAAATGATTTGATATCACGATATGCCAGAAGGCGGCGAGGCCTCCAAGCCCTCCCCGCCATACGATTCACGCCTCCTGGTCGGCAGGCAGCGCATCGGCAAGCCAATTAAAATTCGGCTGATGCTCGCGAGTTTCCGTTTGCACGGCGAGCAACGCCCGGCATGATCATCCGACGTTCGGCCGCTAGCTCAGCCAAGGCCGTCTTGCTTTGTCTCGGATTGCGAAACATATTCAACCTCCTTGTTTAGCGCAGTATAGACTAGCAGATCATCACTGAGCTTCGCAACCATCGGAGAACGCCTTTGCATGGCGTCCCGGCCGAGACCTGAAGCGGAAATGGCAACGCAACAACCAGCCTGCTTTTGAACTTGGCGAAGTAGAAAAACAAAGATCACAATTTCGCTTGCATTGCGGCAGCAGAATATCGCAGTATGTTTTCACCGACGCAAACTCCGTCATACATTTGTTGTGACAGGCGTCTGACACCACTCAAAGTCCCTCGTGCTCCAAAGTGGTGAGAAAGTAATAGTCAGTCAGCTTCAAAATGCACTGATGGCGTGATTCCGGCAATATAACCGGACTAAATACTTGTACCATTGTCAGGACAGCAAATGGACATCGTAGCCCTTCTCAAAAACGACTTTCAAATTACCGAAACCACGTACATGAGTATCCAGGACTATTTGGACCTCTGTCGCACCGATTCGATGGCCTATGCCACACCCGCCGAACGCATGGTTGCGGCCATTGGTGATCCCGTCAAGCTTGATACCTCGGCCGATCCTCGGCTGTCGCGCATCTTCGCCAATCGCACCGTGCGAGTCTATCCAGCCTTCGAGGACTTCTACGGCATGGAGGACACGATTGAGCGGATCGTGGGATACTTCAAGCACGCCGCGCAGGGCTTGGAGGAACGCAAGCAAATCCTCTATCTACTGGGGCCGGTCGGCACCGCGAAATGTCACCGTGCCGGGACCTTGATCGCCATGGCTGATGGGTCATGGAGAACCATCGAAACTGTTCAGGTCGGTGACTGTGTGGTTTCGACTGATGCAACTACACATCGGACCTGTGCGGAGCAGGTCAACAACACTTTCATCCTAGATGAAAAGCCTGTTTGGAAAGTCACTACATCGCGTGGTTTGGAGGTGTGCGGAGCCCCAACGCATCGTTTATTCACCAACCATGGCTGGAAACAAATTGACGCTTTGCGACCGGGGGATTTGATTGCTACGGCAATGACATTGCCGTTCGGTACCAAACGCGACGACGAAGCGTTTCTAAAAGTACTAGCTTATATCCTGGGTGACGGGCATATACCGGCATCTGGAAATATAACGTTCACCAATTTCAACGAAGCGGTGGTAGCTGATTTTCAAGGCGCAGTTGCGGAACTGGGCTGTGTCGTCAAACCGCAGATCGAAGCAGCAACAGGTCTGATCGACTATTACCGGATCAATGAACGCGAAGGTGAAATGGCGATCCGCCATCGTTTTGAGGAATTGAACCTAAACGGTACGCTAAGTCACACAAAATTCATTCCTGACTACGTGTTCCAATTGGAAGAAGATCAAGTCGCGTTATTTTTATCTAGATTATACGCCACTGATGGATGGGCTTCTTGCGGAACTAATAACGAAATCGGCTATACCAGTGTGTCTGAGATCATGGCTCGACAAGTCTGCTCGCTGCTAAGCAAATTTGGTATCGCTGCACGCATCTCCTCCTACGTGCCGATTTTGAACGGGGTGAAGAAACGGAGAGCCTATACTGTTGCAATATATGATCGGTATCATATCATGACGTTTCTTTCCAGAATTGGTATTTATGGAAAAGAAAAGGCATGTGACGAAGTGTTTGTCAGTGTCATCGATCAACGAAAGCACTCGGGTGGTTGGGATATTTTGCCGAAGAACTTAGTGATCGAGGCCACAAACACTCTACTAGCATCAAAAAAAGACGGTACGTCCAGACTCAAGGAAAACTTGCGCACTCAACTCGACAATAACATCGGGTCCCGCAGGGGCTTTGTCCGATATGCCATTGAGTTCTTCAAAAACGCTGAATCGTTGCGAGAACTTGCCGAAGGTGATATTTACTGGGACAAGATAGACGATATCGTTGACCTCGACTGTGATGAGCCGATGTATGATATTGAAGTTGCCGGAACGCATAATTACGTCGCGAACGGCATTGTTAGTCATAATTCGAGTCTGGCGATCCGCGTCGGCGAGTTGATGACCAAGTTTCCGATCTACGTATTGTGTGCAGGTGATGGAATGTCGCCCGTGCTGGAAACGCCGCTCGGTCTGTTCAATGCGCCCAGGTATCATGCACTGATGGCCGATTATGGCATCGACAAGCGTTACTTGAATATGATTCTCAGTCCATGGGCGATCAAACGGTTCAAGCAGGCGGGTGGCGATATCACCAAGTTCCGGGTGGCGCGGGTGATGCCGTCGAAGCTCGAACAGATCGGCATCGTCAAGACCGAGCCGGGCGACGAGAACAATCAGGATATTTCGTCCCTGGTCGGCAAGACTGACATCCGCAAGCTGGAAAAGTTCTCACAGGATGATCCTGATTCCTATTCGTTTTCAGGTGGTCTGTGCCGGGGCAACCAAGGCATGCTTGAGTTCGTTGAAATGTTTAAAGCTCCGATAAAAATGCTACATCCGTTGCTGACGGCGACGCAGGAAGGCAATTATATGGGAACTGAAGCCATTTCCGCCATCCCGTTCAACGGTATCGTCGTGGCGCATTCGAATCAGAGCGAATGGCAGAACTTTAAGGCAAACTCTAATAATGAAGCCTTCATCGATCGGATTTGTGTGATCAAGGTGCCGTATTGCCTGCGCGCCACCGATGAGCGCCTGATCTATGAGAAGATGCTTCAGTCGTCTGACTTGAAGAATGCCCCGTGTGCCCCGGCGACCTTGCAGATGCTGGCCGAATTCTCGGTCCTTACGCGGCTGGCGAAGCATGAGAATTCCACCCAGTGGGCGAAACTGTGTGTCTATGACGGGCAAAACATCAAGGAGACCGATCCGCGCGCCAAGCCGGTGATGGAATACCGCGAAGCGGCGGGCGTTGATGAGGGGATGACCGGCACGTCAACCCGGTTCGCGTTCAAGGTCTTATCCGCGACGTTCAACCACGACACCGACGAAGTGTCGGCCGATCCGGTGCATCTCTTGTTCATGTTGGAACGGGCGTTGATCCGCGAACAGTTCCCCAACGACGCCGAGAAAATGTATCTCGACTATATCAAATCGGAATTGGCGCCGCGCTACGTCGAGTTCATCGGCAACGAAATCCAGATGGCCTACCTGGAAGCCTATGACGAATTCGGGCAAACCTTGTTCGATCGGTATATAGTCTATGCAGACCACTGGATGGACGATATCGATTATAAGGACGCCGACACTGGCACAATGTTCAACCGCGAATATCTGAACGGCGAGTTGGAGAAGACCGAAAAACCGGCTGGCATCGCCAATCCGAAGGATTTTCGGCAGGAATGCGTCAAGTTTGTGTTGCGCCAGCGGGCCAACGGCAAAATCATCAAGTGGACGTCCTACGAAAAACTGCGCAAGGTGATCGAGAAGAAGATGTTCTCGAACGTGGCTGAACTGCTGCCGATCGTCAGTTTCGGTACTAAGTCGAACAAAGACGATCAAGATAAACACAATGACTTTGTTGATCGCATGAGCCAGAAAGGTTACACGCCCCGACAAGTTCGGCGTGTCGTTGAGTATTATATGCGAGTGCAGAAGTCTGGGTAATTTTTAAGGACACCTGTCATGACATTCGGCATTATTGATCGACGCCTGAACCCCAGTGGGAAAAGTCTGACAAACCGGCAACGCTTCGTCGAGCGCGTGAGAGGATCGATCCGCACAGCGGCGCGGAAACAACTCAATGGCCGCAACATCCAGGACAAGTCCGATACCGAGGTGACCGTCTCCAAAGACGGGATCGAGGAACCCCAATTCCACTACGCCAAAGGCAAAGGTATGTGGGACTACGTGCTGCCGGGTAACCAAGACTACGTGGTCGGGGATAACATCCCCCGGCCACCCGCTGGCGGCGGCAGTGGCTCAGACGGCGCGCGGGACGGCGAGGGGAATGACGACTTCCGGTTCAGCATCAGCTACCAGGAATACGTCGATGCCATCCTCGAAGACCTCTGCCTGCCAGACATGATCAAGCGCTCCAATAAGCAGACCATCTCGTTCACTCGCCACCGGGCTGGCTTCACCACGGTTGGCTCGACCAGCAACCTCGCGCTGGAACGCACCATGATCCAGGGCCTCGGTCGGCGCATCGCGTTGAAATTCCCCAAACTCGCGCTGATCGAAGAACTCATCGGCGAATTGCAAGAAACCGACGACGAAGACCGCAAGCGCGAAATCAATATAGAAATCGCCGCCTTGCAACACAGCGCTGACGCGATCAGCTTTTTAGAGAAATCCGATCTGCGCTATGTGAACTTTGAGAAGCGGCCGACGCCGATCACCCAGGCAGTGATGATCGCGATCATGGATGTGTCAGGGTCGGTGACCGAGTTTATGAAGGAATTGTCCAAACGGTTCTATCTGTTGCTCTGGTTGTTCCTCACCCGTCAATACAAGCATGTGGATATCGTCTTCATCCGGCACACCCATGTTGCGGCCGAGGTTGACCAAGATACATTCTTTCACGCGACCGATACCGGTGGCACCGTCGTGTCCGTAGCATACGAAGAAGCCCGCAAGATTATCATCTCACGCTATGATGTGAATAGTTGGAACCTGTATATGGCGCAGTGCTCGGATGGCGATAATTCGTCCAGCGACAATACCGAAGCGCGGGAGAAATTGTCCGCCATGCTGCCGTGGTTCCAATATGTGACCTATGTCGAGGTCGGTCGCGATAGCAGCGGTTATCCGAACGGGTTGGTGCAGCGTGACTCGGAAGTCTGGAAGATGTTCGCTGAAATTGCCGCCCTCACGCCGAAGGTCGCGGCCCGACGGTTGTCTTCACCGGACAATGTCATTGAAGTCTTTCGCTCGCTGTTTCAAAAACAAAGCGTCAACGTATAGGACTGTAACATGGCCGAATATCTCTGGACGGCTTCGGAATGGTCGTTTGAAATCATCAATCGGGTGTACAAAGAAATCGAACGGATCGGCACCCAGGAACTCGGCCTGACGCCGTACCCCGCCCAGATCGAGATCATCACCGCCGAACAGATGGTTGACGCCTATGCTGGAAATGGGATGCCGATTTTCTACCGGCATTGGTCGTTCGGTAAACACTTCTCGCGTGACTGGGAATTGTACAAGCATGGTTATCAGGGCTTGGCCTATGAGATCGTGATCAACTCCGACCCCTGCATCGCTTATCTGATGGAGGAAAACACGCAGACTATGCAAAGCCTTGTGCTGAGTCACGCCTGTGTTTCCGGTGATACTGAATATCTTTCGCCAACCGGCTGGCAAAGAATCGATGCCTATCAGGCAGGTAAGGTCGCCCAGTATCACGAAGATGGGCGCGTGAATTTTGTTGAGCCAGAAGCTTACATCAAGCGTCCGCAGACTGACTTCATCCATATTGAGAGTGAAAAAATCGATCAGGCAATCACCGAGGACCACACGGTGATCCTGGTGGATCATTATAACAAGCTCCGTACGACCACGGGTGCCGAATTATACCAACAACACCGGAATAAAACACGCGGCATGTGCAATCGATTCATCACCGGATTTCATATCGATATCGAAAACGAATTACCATTGAGTGATGACGAAATCTGCCTGCATATCGCGATCAAAGCAGACGGTTCAATGATCAATCCAAATGTCGATAAGACGCACTTCGACGTCAAACCCGACTACATCATGAGATTCCATCTGAAGAAAGAACGAAAGATCGCGCGCTTAAAAATGCTTTTGGATAAACTCGGCATCGCTTACACTAGCAAACCGACCTATGAGGGAAGACATTCTGTACTCTTCCGTTATCCGATGATCGATAAGCGGTTTACTGCTGAGTGGTATACCGCCTCATATCGTCAACTAAAACTGATTGGTGAGGAGGTTTGCTACTGGGACGGTTCGGTCGCCAGTCCAAATTTCAATTTTACTTCAGAATTCAAACAGGATGTGGAGTTTGTCCAGTACGTGTGGGCTGCAACTGGATGTCACGGCCATATATCAGCCGGTACTCGCTGTGTAAATGTAACCAAGTCTGAACGACCACTCATTGGAATCAGCAAAGATGGACGCTTACCACCGCAGCCATTCGCGCGCATTCCCAGTCCAGACGGCCTAGCCTACTGCTTCACCGTCCCAAGCGGCATGTTTGTCATGCGCCGCAATAACAAAATCTCTGTCACGGGAAATTGCCAAGGCCATTCCCACTTCTTTCGTAACAATTACCTGTTCAAGGAATGGACCGACGCCTCGTCGATCTTGGACTATCTGATCTTCGCGCGCGACTATATCAACCAGTGCGAGGCTCGCGAAGGTCGTGAGGTCGTTGAAACATTTCTTAATTCTTGTCACGCGTTGATGAATTATGGGGTCAATCCGTATCGCAAGCCGCGCAAACTTTCCTTGGTGAATGAACGCAAACGACAGGCCGAGAAAAACGACTATGACGTGGCTCATATCAGTGAACTATTTGATTCGTTGATCAAGGCGAAGAAAGACCCGGAAGCTAAGGTGAAGAAATTTCCTGCCCAGCCCGAGGAAAACATCCTCTGGTTCTGCGAGAAGTTCGCCCCGGATTTGAAGGAATGGCAGCGTGAGACCATCCGCATCGTGCGTAAAATCGCGCAATACTTCTACCCTCAAGGCGCAACCAAGTGCGGGAACGAAGGGTGCGCCACTTATGTGCACTACCGGATCATGACCCGGTTGCATGAACTCGGTCATATGACCGATGGCGCGATGCTGGAATTCCTGCAATCCCATACCAATGTCGTGATGCAACCGAACTTCAATGATCACCGCTATACCGGCATCAATCCTTACGCCCTGGGCTTTGCGATCATGAAGGACGTGGAGCGTATCTGTCACGAACCAACCGATGAGGATCGTCGGTGGTTTCCCGAGATCGCCGGGGTCCAGGATGAGATGGCGGTCATTCGCGACATCTGGGCCAACTACCGGGATGAGAGCATGATCCGGCAATTTCTGTCACCGGAAGTGATACGCGCCCTGAAACTGTTCCAAATCCACGATGATAACGGCAAACCGGAATATAAGGTCGCCGCGATCCACGACGATGCGGGTTATCAGAAAGTGCGTGACAGTCTGGCCGATCAGTACGAACGCCACAACACGGTGCCCCAGATCGAGGTCAGCACCGTCGATCCTGAAACTCGCATTCTGACCCTCACTTACACGCCCTATCGCGGGCGCAATCTCGACAACGCTGCGGCGATGGCCAACCACGTCAAGACGCTGTGGGGCCATGGGGTGGCGCTGCAAGGCGGCGAAGCGGCCATTTTGGTCTAAGCACAAAACAACTAAGAAGGATTTGAACATGCTGATTGAGAAAAATACCGCGCCGAGTGTCGGCGATGTCGTCACCATCAAGCTGGCGAGCGGCGAGGAAGTGGTCGGACGAATGCACGCCCTAAGCGGCGAAACCGTGACCCTCGCCAAACCAATTGCCGTCTTGATCCAGCCGGTCGAAAACGGCCAAGTCGGGTTGTCGTTTTTCCCCGTCATGGGATCGATCGAACCGGAAGCCGCGCTAACCTTTGCCCTCGGCAGCCTCAGCATTCGCCCGGTCAAAACCGGCGCCAACGTCACCACCAACTATGTCCAAATGACCAGCAGTCTGGTGCTGCCGGGCCATCGGTAACACGGCTAAAGGACGGCGTTTACGCGGTGCCATAAATAATATCGATTCAGTTTAAGGGCACTGCTTTGGAACCGACCTTGGATACCGGCACGATTATTATGATCGGCCACATCTGCATTCGCGATCCCGATACGAACGAGATTCTGCTGCGGCGGCGGGACAACCTTCCGCCGCCAATGCCGCAGGAGGATCGCGATGCAAGCACCTGATACCATCAGCTTACACCTCACCGGTCACGTGATGATTTCCGATCCGGACACCGGCGAAGTGCTTGTGGACAAAGCCAATGCGATCAATCCCGAGGCGATGAGCTATGCTTTGGCCTTGGCGCTGGGGGATCGTACCACGCCAACCGGCCATCTTGTGCAGATCGTGTTCGGCAATGGCGCCTCCTCAACCAGCAGTATCGGCGCCATTGCCTATCTGCCACCCAATGTCACTGGTCTCACTGCCACATTATACAACCAGACCTATCAGAAATACATCGACGACAATTCACCGGCCGTAACCGACCCGAACGATGACAACATCCAGGTCAATCACACCGCAAATCTGACTTATTCAGATGTCGTGGTGTCCTGTCTGCTCGACTACAATGAACCGAGTGGACAAGCCGCCTTCGATGACGCCAGTCTCGCAAACGGCACCTATATTTTTGATGAACTCGGCCTCAGTACACTCGATCCGAATAGCTCGCTCAGCACGGGCTTCCTGCTCAGCCATGTCATTTTTCATCCGGTACAAAAATCCCTCAACCGTCGCATCCAACTGGTTTACACAATACGCGTGGTAATGTCATAGCTGTGAACGCCCCTCTTCCAAGCGCGTCTACGACTATCTGATTTGTGATGTTTTGTCCCGTGGAACGGCTGTCGTGGAGTGCCTGCTGAACGTTGACAGCCGCCTTCGTCCTGGTATAAATCATGGTCGGAGGTACCTTGCAATGAAATCCAGCGATCCGATCGCGCGCCTCAATATCAGTGATTCAGCAATGCGCAATTTCTTTCAGCGCGATGGCAAAAATCTTCGCGTGAAGATTGAAAACAATATGATTTATCTAAAGTCAACCAGCTATGAAGGACGCGGCGATACGATCGTCATGACGCGTAATCGCAACGTTCATGTGGGGGATATTGCACCCACCACTTTTGGTGGCCGCTTTATGGATGCGATCAACAGTGCTGGCTTTCGGCCTGACCAGCCCTATTTCAAGCTGGTGGCGATGGATCGTCGATGGATCGGGCTGGAGCACTTGTCGCACTTGTCCTCCAAACCTGACGATGCCACGGAATATCTGCACCTGATCGCGTACGAGCAGGCCGCTCTGTCGCATAAGCGTTATCTACAAACCAAACGGGCGATCGAACAGATCAAGGCCAATCTGCCGGTGCTCAGTGAATGGGACCTGCACCAGATCATCCCGCGCGCGATGGCTCTGACCGACGATATCAGAGCCATCCAGCATCGCTTATTCCCGCAGAAGGCGGTCTTATCGGGACCATGGCTGTCCGGCCGTGTGGTGACCGTGGCCGACGTGGCGCGGGTGTTGCAGGACCAGCCCCGTCCTGGCGAGCGTCCCCCGCACGTCGAACCCCTGTCCGACGAGGCTGCCGAGGCGATTATCTTTGAGGTGATTGACGGCTAAACAGTTCCCACGAGCGGCCGGGTATCCGCAACCAATATTCCTGCGCCTCGGGATGCGGATACTCGGCCGCAAACACTAGCCGCCGACAACTGGTGTTGGCCAGCGACTTGATACAGGTACGGCACGGGGAATGGGTCAGGTAGACCGTGTCAATTCGCATGATATCGGCCACAAACGTCAGCAGATTGGCTTCTGCGTGGATCGCTTCGCAAGCTTCTAGATGGGTGCCGCTCGGGTAGAAGGCGCCTCCACAAGCGAAGTCGGCACAGTGCGGGTAATCCTTCGGCAGCCCGTTATGGGCGATCGCCATGACCCGGTGATAGCGATCGACCGCAACCGCACCAACTTGTCGCCGCTTACAAGTGCCCAATCGGGCGATCTCATGGGCGATATTCAGCATTACATGGTCCCGCGCCAAGGATCGCTCTTGCGGCGGGATAAGCTCATTTTCAAGGTTGTCCATTAAACGATTTAGCCTCCCGTTTGGTCGGCTAAATCGTCGGTGTATTCAATGTTAGGTGTCCAATGACAGACAATTTAAGCCCGCTCGATCACGCCACGGCGATTGATTTCACAACACCCGATGGCGCGGTTCGAGGGGTGATCGAACATGCGGAATTGGAACTGGTCCGTCACATCGCCCATCGGCGACAGGACGAGGCTGTGCTGGCCCACCGGCCGGATAAACATGGGTTCCGTGGCAATGGGTTTCGGATTCATTTTCTCGGCGCACTGGGCGAAGCGGCGGTCGCCCATATCCTAGGGGTACCCTGGAGCGGATCGGTAAACACATTTAAAGCGCCCGACATCTTGGATTGCGTCCAGGTCCGCACCCGATCCAAGGTCGCATATGACCTCTTGGTGCGCCCCAATGACAAAGACAATGAGTTTTTTGTCCATGTCACCGCGAATTTCGATCTCGATCCACCTGTTCTCGTGGTCCATGGTTATATTGAGGGGCGCGATGCGAAAATGCCCGGCTGGCTAGAGAGTTATGGCGGACGCCCTCCGGCGTTTTTTGTGCCAACCGCGAGCCTGATGCCGTTACTTCCAGCAGCCTGACACGCAAATGACTAAATATGATTATGATTGACCTTGAACTAATTGCCGATTCGGATCATTTGCTCGACATACTCATTTCCATGGAAAACGTTCTCGACGGGTTGGATGTGTATTCGTTCGCCAACTGGCTCACCGGCGAGGTGGTCGATGGGCCGGTGGTGCGGCGTTACTGGACCACCTTTTCGCTGCGGTATCCGTATAACAAAATGCCCGATCCGCGTGCCGCTCTTCGCCTGTTAAAGCACGGGGTCGAGGTCGAGTATAATCGCGAGAAACGGCAAGACGGGAAGGGCGGCGAAACTGCAAAACAATCTGATTGGCTCATCACCATCTCGATACCGCGTCGCCTGCTGGATCAGGATCAGGAGAACGATCTGAAAATCTACGCCGACGAGGTCAACCCAGATGATGTGACCACTGCTAAGGACTCTGGTCTGGACAACGAATCGCAGTATAAGAGCGATGAACAAAACCCGGATGAACCGTCGCCCGAGGATATGCCACCAGCGGCACCGGGGGCGCCCCCAGAGGACCCCAACGCCAAGCCCCCACCCCGCTAAATTGTCATGTCCGTTCCTAAATAACCCTCAGGAGAACGCGATGACGATGACGAAGACAAAAGCCCCTCTCAGAGAGGGGCTACGCGAGGGTGATCTGGCTGATTTGGTACTGCCAATGATTTCGGTGGACGAATATGAATCCCGGATCGACAAATCGCAGGCCATTGTCATCGGGTTTTACGTGCAGGATGAAAATGCCGCGAATGATCTCAATCGTTTCGTGCAGAAATCCGCCCTGCCGTTGCTCGGCACTGAGGTGTCACCCGCGCCCGATCAGCACGGGTATTTCATGGTCTTCGTCGAATTTATGAACAATGATCGCCTCGCCGAGAATGTTGCTGCGATGCTGCATGAAATGATTGCATTGGCAAGTATCGATGAATGGGCCATGCGGGTTCGTAAGTTCAAAAGTCTGGTGCCGTTTTCAGAAGATCGCTTGACCAAGATGCTGAAACAGTTAAAACAGACCGGACAGCAGCGGGATATTATGGAATTTCTGGGCACCACCGGCTTACGGCGTGCCGAGGTTGATGGCGATATCCTGCTGATCGAAGGCAATGGAGAGAAACTTGTTTTACAAATTCTCGGCTTTGGCCGTGGGCGCAAACTGCTGGCTGAACATGGCGGACCGCTGCAAATGACCCTCCGCAGCATTGCAAAAACCAATCGCATCGCTCGCATTCTTGGTGAAAACTGGCACGCCGCTATGCTCGGGGATAATCTGCTGGTGCACTCAGACCACGATACCCGAGCGTTGTTGCTCGCCTTCTAACAAAAGCGCCCGGTCATGTTGACGCATGATGTACCGATCAACTGGCGGCTGGCGCATCGCGGCCTCGTTGAGCCGCGCGCCGCCTTGGATTTCAATGTTCATGGCTTCATCCGGCATGAATCACCACTGGACGTATTTCTGCCGTTACATTCCACGCTGCCAATTTTGGCGATCCGCAATTGGTTGCACGAAGACGGCAACAACCAATTCGGCTATCAGGTGTTCGGACGCTACAGCCTCGAAGCGATCCAAACCCGTGACTTCGTATTCGCCGGGCTGATGATCGAATTTTTCGATAATTCTGACGCATGCCTGTTTCGCTTATCGTGGAGTTGATTGCCGCTTAACGCGGCGTTCGATTTCGAATGGCACCAATCGCGATCACTGTGTGTTCATAATCCTCCCGTGCCGCGAATTCCAAGATTAGCACGAGTTATTATTTGAGTGCAATATGTTTCAATAAGCGGCATTCATCCCCGAGGCTAAAGACCTCGGGGCTTTCTGCCGCACTTATCGTAAAGCACTCTATCCGATCCGCCGATGACTCAAAAAAGTCCGGATCACCTCGCCATCGGTAGATGGGCACAACACTTGGCGCTGATCGGGCCATGTGAGAAGCTGCCGCAACGCGCCGGTCGGCCAGCGTTGCTGCCAATCATAAAATTCGACGTCGATGTAACAGTCAGAAATTTGGCATACCGCCCCTTCATCGAAACTATCGTCATCCGCGTAGATTCGCACGGCAGCACCTAATACAAGAGGCATAAAGCAACTCCAGGTTAGCGTCCAGAACATACTGGTTGGCCTCCTCAACCAGCAAGTCTAAACCATCATTACCTTTCGGTCCATCACACTGGAACCGGAGCATCGGCATAATGGATCAGCACCCATTGCATGATCTGGATCGCGGTCTCCACCGAAAGGTCCAGCCATTCCCCATGGGTTCGCAGGTGATTCATCTCACGCAGAAGCTGGCGCTCATAAAAACGGGCGCGGTCTGGCGGGACCGGCTCGCGGTAATGCACCATCAGCCGCTCAGGAAATCCGGTCTGGAGTTGCTTGACGCGGCGATCCGGGTCCTTGCTGATGCCGATCTTGCACGGCGCAATCCCGGCCTTGGGTGCGATAACATAGAGAAAATGGCTGCTCATCAAAGTATTTAGAGGCGGCGATGAACTCAGCCCGGTGATTTTGGTCGGCCTAAATACCGGACACCAATGTCAGGGGCTTTCATGTCATCCTTAAAATCGATGTTCGACAAATTCGTGGACTGTCTTACCGGCCTGCCGACCGGCGCGCCAGTGAACCCTTTTGCCCAGGTAATAACGTCACCAACTGTCAGTGCACCAGTGGTGACCGCACCCGCTGCCATCGTGGCCGCACTCCCAGTCAACACACTTTCGACCAAGACCCGGATCACTGGGCCGACCGTGGCGTTTATCAATCACAGCACCATGGTAACCGATGCACAAATCGCGGCCCTGGTCGCGGTGCTGCAAATTCAACTCGATCGCGACTTTACGCCGGTCTGGAAAATCGCCGCCAGCCTTGTTGCAGTGCCGACGAATGCCGTCCCCGCCTCCGATGCCTGGGTGATCGCGATCATGGACACCAGCGATCAAGCAGGCGCCCTCGGTTACCACGATATCACCGCCACCGGCACACCACTCGGCCGGGTGTTCGCCAAGGACGATATTCATTACGGTTTGTCTTGGACGGTTACCGTGTCGCACGAACTCATGGAATTATTAGTCGATCCCTACTGTAATAATACTGTGTTTAATCAACTCACTGACACCACCGGTACACTTTACGCCACCGAAGTGGCTGATGCCTGCGAAGACGACTCGTTCGGCTATGAGATTAACGGCATCCTGGTGTCTGATTTCGTCTATCCTGCATGGTTCGAGGGGTTCCGTACACCGAATTCGACCCAGTTTGATCATTGTAATCTGATCCGTAAACCGTTTGAGTTGCTGCTGGGCGGCTATATCGGCGTCTTCCCGGTCAATCCCACCACCCAGGGCTGGAACGCCCTCATGGCCTCCGGCACGCCCGGCGCGCGGGCGTTACACAAGAGCGCGGTTAGCCGCACCAAGCGCCGGGGGATCGTCATGCCAGACGATAACGTTTAGGCTGAATCGAAATGATCGAGCCCAATCCGGCGCTGAACGATACCAGTGCTACAATCGACGCAACCTGGACGGTGAATTCCTTGCGAGTCTATCTCGACACACGTTTGGAAGCCCTCAAGGAATTAAAAGCGCATGATCTGCATTCGTTCCATGAGCGTGTTGATACGCTGGAACGACGGATGGGCCAAATCGACGAGGCGAGACGGGCCATCATCGATGAGATCGATCGGCGGCTCCAGGAACGTCAAGACCTCACCACAGCGTTTATCAGAGAGCGCTTTGATTACAATAAAATCGCGACCGAGACAATGGCGAAGGCTGGAAATGAATCTTCGCTGCTGGCCAATCAAGTCCTTCGAGAGGTGATGACGAATGGCTTTCGGTCGGTGGATGATCGGTTCAGACTGGCCAAGGAATTCAACGAGCAGATTTCCAAGGCGGCCACCGATTCACTAAGCATCGCCCTGACCGCTTCGAACGAAGCGGTGCGGAAAGCCGAACAAGCCGTCGAAAAACGCTTCGATTGTGTGGAAGCCAGCACCCCTGTTTTATGCGCCGATCTGGTGTGGCGACCCGCCGGTGAACTTGTTGTTGGCGACGTTCTGATCGGTTTCGATGAAGAAAGTGTGACGCGTCGTGGTCGTCGGTTGCGAAAATCCTTTGTGACCGCAAACAGCTTAGCGGAAGATAAGCTGTTCGAGGTTGCTACCTGCCATGGCTCCGTGCGTTGCAATGGGCATCATCCTTGGTTGGTGTTGCCTAAACTTTCCACATCAAGAGCCGAGTGGCGCTGGGTTCAAACCAGTGATTTACAGATCGACGATCAGGTGATGCGGCCTGCTGAGCTATGGACAATCGATACATCCTGGGAATCAGGTTCAATTCGGCCACCGAGATTGTTGGTTAAATCTGATGGCGTTTGGGACGGTCGCCCGATCAACGGTAATCATCGCGAGACCTTTGTTAAATCTGTTGATCTGGTCGGCAACGGAGTTATCGCCCAGCTATCCACCTCCACCAAAACCTACATTGCCGGTGGCTTCGCCATGCATAATACGGTCAACGAGTTCCGCCAATCGCTAAACGATCTGTCCAGTAATATGATCCAGCGCACCGAGGTTGTGACGATGATCAACAGCACGACTGATAAAATCAGCGACCTCGCCTCGCGCATGGACCGCATGCAAGGGGCGGATCGTCATAGCCAAGCGTCTACCACCACGCTGCTCTCAATCGCCGCTGTGGTCGTTGCCGCGACCGTCGGCATCATCGCCTTCGTGAATTCCAACCGTACCGCTTCGACGCCGTTTGATGCAACCCGCAATTTCTACGCTCCATCCGTGCAAATCCCGCCGGGACTGCCACGGCAGTGACTGATCCCATCGTGTTGCTTGCACGTTTTGATCGAGGCGGGCGCTTTTATCTTTATGGCCTCGTCAGCGGTCCTGGACGGGGCGTAGAGCGATTCTGCTGGAATTCTGCGTGATTAGCCCACGGACGGCGTCACCGTCTGTGGCTGGCTTATAGCTCTGCTATCGACACGATGTAAAATTTCATCTTGCACAATGGAGAAATTCTGCTAGCGTCCGATTGCAAATTCGGAGTCTGTCAAATGCTGGAGTCTGATCATAGCAGGAAAGTTCCCGCCATCAGTAAACCTGATTTGCTTCTCGATGCGACATCCAATGTGCCCGACGGGCTGCAAGGACTGGTCAGCGAAGCATGGCAGCGCGCCGATCTGTCCGAAGCGCGCGAGCTTCGCGACCATCTCGGCGTGGTGGTGAACATGGACCGGGTGATCGGTCAAACCACGGTGGTCAAAACACGCCCGATCAAACCCGACGATGACACGTTGTTCAGTCGAAAGCGCAATCGCCGTTACGTATCGCGGGTCGTTAAGGCCAAAGTATTGCCCGATAGTCGCTATCTGTCCTTGATCTGCGATCGCCGCGAGCAGCGGTGGCGACTGCGACGGATCGAGATCGGCGCCTTTGTCGCACCAGAGCCGATGGATTTTTCGGCTATTCTGCGTCAGGGCGCGACGTTGCCCAGCGTGGTGCATTATTGGTTGCGTCACGCGCATGTATATCGGGCGGAGAATTTTTCCACTTCCGCACATGAGGACACCTGGACACGAGTCCTGTCAAAAGCGCAACTGAACCATCGACCAGAAGTGCTGCGAAGAGTTGGTTATTTCGAATTTGCCGCCGACCATAACATCGCCATCGATCTCCCAAACCAGAGGGACTGACATGAAAAAATTCATTCTGCATCAGCATGTGCTGGGACGGAAAGGCCGCCTGGATCGAGCGCAGGCTGAGCGCAGCGCGCGCGAAGTCGCGGTCTTGCTGGAAAATAGCGGACCCAACTTGGGCATCGCGCTCTATGTGGGCGGCTACGACGATACTGATCTTGAATTGTTCGACATTCCAGAAGCCTGCCGGTTTCTGGTTTGGGTGGGCGAAGCGTTGGCGAGACGTAAAGTTGATTTCGCCCGGCTGATGCCCGAATCGCTCGAATTGATAAAGGCTTGTCAAGCGCGCCAGCAGGGCCATCCGATCATTCTGCGCGAACACAGCATGGCCGAGTTTTGGGACGACTTTCATACCTGGGAGCAATACCTACGGCAGAAAGTACACTGATTAGCCAAATGGGTGTGGATGTACAAAGGCGTCGGGATGCACCAATTTGATCGCGTGTTTATCACACCCTTCCTGGCACGTCGCGAGATCATCATCTACCAACACAGACAATCCGTGCTTCAGGCAGGTCAAAGCTTTCCAGGAACGATAATACATTTCAGCCGGTGTCCAGGGGCCGGTCAACTTGCCACGGCGGCGCTGGTGCAGGGCGACCTCGTTTGCCATCCATGCCTCATCTGAGATGCTGAACACAGCCTCGAACATGCCGGGTGCGGGGGCTGTGGGATAACGTTCCAAATCCTCCCAGATGGCAGCGCGCATGCCATGCGTGCGAAAGGTGACGATGCAATGGCGTATCTCGGGATGCTCGACAATGAACGCGTGCAGCACGGGCGAAGTCGGCGCATCGATCAAGGTGTTGTCGAAATCCCAGCCGATGGCCAGGGGCAATGATCGTTCGGCGTTCTCGACGATATTGATCAGGTCGCGCATCGACGCGCCCGTAGGCCAGCGGGGACGGATGGTTCATCCCAATCGTCATGCAACGCTAAATGGTCCGTCAAAATCTGTTCTCCTGGCTGATGGTTAGCAGACCGAAGCCTGAGCGTCCAGCAGCTATTACGATTTAGCGAAGGCGCCCCATTCGAAACAGAACCATGTCCGCACAGAGGAGCTATCATGCCGCGCTTGCGCAAAGTGAAGCCGCTTGAAGTCAATATCGTCCCCACACCCGCTGATGAGTTGATCGCCGAAAACGTCGCATCTTGGTGGTTCGGGCGCCCGCCGGACCAAAGCAACATGCAAGCCCTGGTGGCCGAAATTGCGCTTGCTGTGGCGAAGGCACGGGCGGGGGATCAACGCGAGATTATGCGCTTGCGCAATCGCTTGCGTCTGTCGTGACTGCCTATTTTGATCTTGTCAGGTGCCGAGGAACTGCGTAAGCATACCATGGCAAAATACCAAGGAGAACCACGATGGTTCGTCAAAGGAGGACGGTCAGACATCCCTGTGCGGGCCGCTCCAAAAGCGCCGTAGAAGTCTTCGAAGCGATTGCGATTGGACAGGACCCGCCGCAGAGACTAAACACGATTAAGGCGCTCTTGAAGGCTGGGCTGATTATCAAAATCGGTTCCAAGGAAGTTGGCAGCGATATGTTCGGACCAATTCGGGTGCCGGTCTACGGCATCCCCATTGATACCCATTCCCAATGGTGTAAGTGGTGCGCCGAAAATGATCCCGATCAACGACCGCACCAATCATCGGAAAAAGGATAACCCTGCATACGACATCGCGCATATCGGCCGTATGATCGATATGCGCGATGTTACTTCGAGATTGCTAAAGCGTTACGGTTTCACGCTGCGGACCCAGGCACCATTGCCTAAAATACAGAGAAGAAACGAAAAGGATGCTGAGGGCTCTGACCACGGCGATGGTCAGACTATACAGCACCACTCTCCCACCCCACAGTCGGGACTGGCCGAAGCGCCGGACTGGCTCGTGGTGTGGTTCTTCAGACCAGTCTTCTGCATTTCCATCAAACGGCATAGTTGCTACCTCCAATGTTATACTGAGCAAGATATCAGCGTTAAAGATACACTGCAATGCACAACTGTTTGAAACAAGAACTGCGTGTAAAGATAAATTCCCGTTGTTAGTAGTTTGAAAGTTATATTTCCATGTCTCCTCATGCTCCGACGCTTTGCATCTACCACAGTCCGTGTGCCGATGGGTTTTCCGCCGCCTGGGCGGTCTGGCGGAAATACGGCGACAGCATCAAATATCTTCCCGGCATTCACGGGGTCGTCCCGCCTACTGTCGCCGACGAACACGTTTGGTTCGTTGATTTTAGCTACAAGAATGAGGTGATGCGCTCAGTGATCGAGGCGGCGGCCAGCGTCACCGTTCTGGACCATCACAAGTCCGCCGAGGCCGATCTGGCGCCGTTGCTGGCCGATGGCAGCATTGGCGGTCTATTCGATATGAACCGGTCTGGCGCCGTCATAGCGTGGCAGTATTGCCATCCGGACGCACCGGTACCAGACCTGCTGCTCCATGTTCAGGACTATGATCTCTGGCAGTTTACCCGACCGGATACCCGCGCTATTGTGGCTGTGATGTGCAGTTATGAGTATGATTTTGAGACCTGGGACCGACTGGCTAGACAATGCGCACGGCCGCACGTAAAAACCAAAATGATTGCCGAAGGCGTGGCCATCGAACGTAAGCTTCAGAAAGACGTGAAGGAGATGCTGACTCTGACAACCCGGAGCATGGTGATCGGTGGGATGCATGTGCCGGTCGCCAATCTGCCTGTGACAATGGCCTCGGAGGGCGCCAATCAACTGGCTCAGAATGCCCCATTCGCAGCCGCCTATTATGATCGTGCGGACGGGCGCGTATTCAGTTTACGCTCGGTCGGGATCGATGTGTCGGAAATTGCCGCCCGGTATGGCGGTGGTGGCCACCATCACGCTGCCGGATTTCAGGCTGAGCATGGTTGGGAAGGCGATCGGCCGGAAGAAAAAGTCTGAGTGACACTACGTTGGGGGTGTTATGCCACTCAGCAGTTTTGATTCAAGGTAGGCGATACGAGCATCGCCCGGAACCAGGGAACAATATAAGCCATGCCATGTCAAGCCCATTCTGATTAAATAAACCATGCACACTCGTGAACTTTTCCCAAACCCGCTGTTTGAGGCCGCCGTGGAAGTGATTTCGCCACAGGAAGCAGTTGATCAAAAAATGTTTGGTCCGATGTATCATGGCACCCAAACCGATCTGTCCGCTATCATCGCCACGGGCTTCGACACAGACCGGTCCATCCCATCCGACACCAATAGTACCAGCAATGGTTACAGTTTCGAACCCTATGGTCAGACCGGCATCGCCGCGCCGGTTCATCACCTGGGGTTCGGCGCCTATTTCACCACCGTCAAAGCGATCGCCAAGGCTTACGCAGGCAATACGACGAAGGGACGACGGGCGTTCTATCTGGCCTCGACCAACGTCGAAGAGATCAACTTCGGGGCGCCCAATACGATGATGAAGTGGTGGCGCGCCAATGGCTACAATATGACCAGTGACGACACCCGCGCCCGCAATTACAAAGCTTGGCTCGAAGCCACCAACAACCTCACCAAGACCCTGAGTGCGCGCGCCGATGCCGTGTGGTTTCTCGGCAAAGGCATCCGTAAGCTGCTCGATGGCGATCAGGTCTGCATCTACGACACCAGTCTGATCCGCGTGGTGGACCCGAAGCGAGCGACCGGACTGCAAGTCGGTGCCAAGGTGACCCATACCCAGGTGCTGAAGCAACGCTTCCGGGGATCGAATTCGCTTTATGTCGATGATCTCAAACCAGCCGACTTCATGACCGCTGGGCGATTGGCTGGAACCGGCTGGCGTGGAGTCTATCGCGGTGACGAAGAGCCGCATCCTACGATTGGACGCTACCCCGTTCATTTTATCCCACCGCCCGGCATGATCGGCATTATTACTCGGGCACCGACCGAGCCGGGCGGCTGGTTTTCCGTCAAATGGAAGAAAGGCGGCGAGATGTACAACTATACCCGAGAAGAACTGCAACCGGCGCCATGAACGTTTGCTACCAGGGTGTGCAACCGATCTTTGGAAGTTTGGTCTGCATAGTCGATCGGTATTAGTGCGTCAAGTCTTCGCACCAATGTAAGTTCAATCTAATCAAATGACGGAAGATGCCGATTACACGCTTCATGTGTGGCGCGAAGACCAACCAACCGGCGTGTTTATGCAGATAACGTTCGGCCTGATATTGACTTGGACCGATCGCCGCATCAACCGAGCGAATCAATCCGCCAACCGACTCGGTTGGACATTTATGCGCCATCAGATCATCCGAGATTTGTCCGGCAAGCCACACCAGAAATGTGCCGGGTGAAAGCTGGTTTGCCCATTCAGTCCACACAGTTTCGTCGTGTCGGGGACCAGACGTTTCAACCCGTTGCCGGTGTCCGTCGAAAAACGGTAACTGCAACCAAACCATACCGCGCTATATACGGCCCAGCATACAATAGCACGATCACTTTTCTGTTGACAATCCTGCATTTCGCGGTATTATCACCCTGTCGAAAAGGAATGTGTCATGAATGCTAATATCATCAAGGGCGGTATCATCGGCGTTCTGGTCGGTGTTGTCGGTGAACATCTCTTTAAATTCCTCTTCATTCTGATCTCCTTGATCGGTTCGGCCGCACTGAAATGGTGGTATGTCACCATCATCGTGTTCATCGGTTTGCCGTTTCTCGGTCACGACTCCTGGGCGGTTAGTCTGTATTCGACCGCGACACTCTTCATTATGGTGGTCTATTGCGCCGGTTGGGCGATGTTCAAAGAGGACCACAAACTGAGCCTGATGATCTACGCCGGGGCCATTGCCCTTTCGATGCTGTTTCACGTGGTCCCGAGGCCGGATGGCATGGATGCGGCTATCGCCGACGCATCCGTTGATACGTCCGCGCCAGCCAGCACGATCGTCCTGGCGCCGGTGCCGACCTATCACGCGCTGATCGCGACCCCGGCGATGCGCCCGGCGCCAACCGGAGCGGTTCGCCCGATGTCTACCCAGATGCCGATCATCCAATTCGACCCCGCCGCATTCGCCGCCCGGTAACTAGGCGATTTGCTCCGAGTTGGTTGTGCGTGTGGCGAAAGCAGGATCGATGTCACAGCCTTCCCAGCGCAAATCAAGCTCCTGCGCCACACGACCCGAAACGCCGCTTCCGGCAAATGGGTCGAGCACCAGATCACCAGCCACGCAAACGCGCGGAAAAACATGCCGGAAGAGTTGTGGCGGCTTTTCGTAGGGATGACTGCGACGCGTCGAGCTATCTGCCTCAATCACGGTTTCGTTGTCGAAGGTCTCGACGACATTTCGCACGGCTGCTCGATCTACCGCATCTGGAACACCTCGCGCACAGATTTGGATGGGGTCCCAGGCTGACCGGAAGATGCCACCAGTCCCAGGCCGCTTCCGCACCCACGCAAGGCACACTGAGGGGCGCAGCCCGACAGTCGTGGCGATGTAGAGCATATCAGGCATCCGGCGCCAATCGGCGAACATCATGCAGATGCCACCCGGCTTGAGCGCCGCGACGCTGAGAGCCATGACCCGCGACATAAACGAAAACGGTCCTGAGACGCTTCCAGCCGCGCCATCCTCTCGTCCGCGAACTGGCGAGCCAATGGCATATGGCGGATCGAGTACTATGACCGAGGCTTTTGCTTGCGCTCGATCAGACAACCAATCGAGAGCATCAGCGTGATCAATAATCGGTTGATGAAATTGAAGTTGGTCAAAAGTTATATCCATCTTCTATTTATCGTGGCGCGCAACGGCGTCACATCAGCGGGAGACCGGTCTTTTCGGTAGTCTCGCGGTTTTCGTCGATCAGTTCCAATATATCGCGGCGTTCTTCGTGAGATAACGTCCAGCCTTCTTCTCGCGATACGCTGCCGCGCATGTGCCAGCATATGCGGACGATCAGTTGGCGCAATTGCTTTGCGTCCTGCTTCATCTCCGACAGGAAGGCCCCGATCTCCTCGGCGTCGGTCAGACCGAGGAGTCTCAAACGAAAAAAGTTGCTGGATTGAACTCAATTTCACCCTGCCATTCATGCCCGCAATTGGCACAGGTGACCGGGTAGTGTTTGTCGATGCCCTTCTTATTCATTTCGTCCAGTTTGGCCTGCATCTGTCGGGTCCAAGCGTTGGGAATGTTGGCGATGAATTCATCGATTGACGGGCGACTGGTCACCGTGCCTTCGCGCACCACGACCTTGATCACACAGTCGGCCAAGGTCTCAGTGCTGAGATCGCTCAACCGCCGCATGCTCGCACTGATCTGCGCCGATCGCTCCGCTGTGGGGGCATCCTCGACGGCCTGCACCTTGCGGGCTTCCTCGAACGAAATATTGCCCATGCGCGTGGCGTTGCGCAGGTTATGCGGGCGCAGAAACACCACCACATCATCCGCCAGCCGCACTGGGTTCTCCGGCTCGATCAGTTGGATCGTCGAGAATGTATACCCAAGGCTCCAATGAAGCTCATTTTCCGCTTTACACATCGGACATACCGGCTGCAAGGTGATCGTTTCGCCGGTCGAGGCCGCCCGGATCGCCATCAGCAGCACATCCAAATCCGGCGTGCTAACCTCCTGGGGCGCCGTGATCGCAGGCACACAACTGCGTAACAGACTTTCGATGGCAAACCCGCTCATCAGCGCGTCCGGCGTTTTTAACAGCATCTCATCAGCCGCGCGTAACGGATACACCGGCACCTCGTTATTCATAGTGAATTCGATCGAATCGGGCGGCATGAAGGCACCATTGGTCGGCAGGCGGACCTGCACGCCGGGCAAACGAAAATAACGCGCCAGCGGATTGCTGGGCTTGGGTTCCTCAAACTCATCAGGCATAGGTAACGGACGCTTCGACGGATGACTCGGCATGTGGTTTAAATTCCGGGATAATGATGTAAATATTTAGCACCTAAAATTAAACCGCTTAGTTAATGATGGCCCTCTAAATATTGAGGGTAGTAGGTGATAAATTTATGGCGGACGATCCGGACACAATTCGGCTTTTAGAAATGATTGGCAGGAATACCCAGTATTTGACTGGCAAATCCCCAACCCAATCGTTCAACAGTGGTGCAGGCTCCAAAGGGATTGCCAGCAAGGCTTCGGAAGCGTTCGATAGTACGCTCAACAGATTGACCGGTTCGCTGCGCCTCATGCATGGCAGCGCCGACGACGTGGTCAGTTCGTTCACACGGATGCTGGGCTATGGGGCATTGGGCGGTGCGGTCACCGCCTTGATCGAGAACCTGCGCAGCACCAGTCGCACCTATAGCCAGATGACAGCGGTCGGGGTGAATTTCGGCGGCTCCATGTTCAAAATGCAGGAGATCGCCGGGGCCAGTGGTCTTTCGCTGGAGGACTTTGCCAAAGAGGTCACCCACAACAGCATTTTGATCTCGCAAATGGGCGATAGCCAACTGGCCGGTGTTGCAGCGTTCGGAAAATTCCAAAAGGGCGTGCGGGACAATCTTTCTGGCATGGGCATGTATGGCATGACGCTGAATGAGGTCAATACGGCCTCGGGTGATTTTGCCGAAAGTCTGCGCGAGAGCGGCCAATGGAGCCGGATGACCGACAAACAGCGCACCGACGCCGCTGGCGTGATGATCAAGGATGTCAACGAACTATCCCAGGCCACTGGCAAAAGTCGTGACGAGATCATGAAATTGCTGAATGGCGCGATTCGTGATCCGATGACGGCCGGGCGACTTGGCACCATGGGCGCCGATCAAAACGAAATCTATCGCAAGATGGTCGTGACGTTCGCCGGGGCGGCCGGAGATGCAGCGCCATACCTTACCAAATTCTTCAGTGAAACCCTGGCGGGCGGCAACGCACAGTGGAGTGAGGCGGGAAAGAGCCTCATCAGTGTCGGCCTCGGCAATGTCGCGGGTCTCATGAATAACATGGTCGATCGCGTCAAACAGGGCGGCGAACGCACTGCTGCGGATGAAGCGAATCAAATCAGCACCGAACTGGAAATGCGGGATCGCATTCTTGAACGATACAACACGCTACAGAATCTGGCCAATGCTGGCGATGCAGGAGCCAAGCAGGCCCTAGCGTTCGCCAACGCTTTACGCGGCGAAACTAAAGAAGGCATGATCAAACGATTAGAAGACGCCCGTAAGAGCGGCATGGAAGGCATCACCAAAGCAATGACCATGCTGCCGAATTTCCTGAGTGATACACTCGGTAAATTTCGGCAAGGCTTCTACCATAGTTTCCTTGGGATTCCAGAAGGATCGGATGGTCTCAGAAGAGCCGAACAGTTTGAAAGCAGCCTGAATAAAATTCGCGACACGTTGGTGCCATTTGGTGCGCGCCTTGGCGAAATGGCACAAAAACTACTGAACAGCTTTGTCGATAACTTGCCCGCGATCGGCGAAGACTTGAACAAATTTCTCAATACTGTTGAAGTTCTGGGGCCGAAGTTGGAAACCGGACTAAGCGGATTGGCCACCGCTGTGGAATGGGTACGCGATAGAATTCAAGCCGCGCTCAAATTCCTTGGGATCGGCGGCGGTGATGACCAAGAAGGGGATGAGAGCCGCAAGGCGATCGCCACCGCTGGTGTAGTCGCCGGTCTGGTGTTTTTTCGGACAACCCTAAAACTGCTGACCGGCACCCTCACTCTGTTCAAAACCGCCGTCATAAAGGCGATTGGCGGCCTGGACGCCGGACCCGGTCCCCGGCTGGATGATCTGCACGGCGGCGGGTCCAAGCCCGGTCGCAAGCCGATGGGCGCAGTCGGGCAGACCGCGACCATTGTCGGCAGCATCATCGCAGGTGAATTTCTCAAAGACAAAACACTGAACATGTTGCCGGAGAGCGTTTCTCAAAACGAAACTGTCAAGACGATTGCCGATATCGCCGCACCCTTGATGGCAACCATGATCGGCAGTGCCTTAATGCCCGCGATTTTGGAACTACTAAGTGTCGGCTTCGCCTCGATTGCTGCGGCGGTGCCTCTGGCGATCATCGCAGCCGGGGTGGCGCTGACCTATGGCATCCACGCACTGGGCAACAAGCTCGATCCTGACGCCAAGTTTGGCACATGGCGAGATGAGCACATTTGGGGCGCCTCGTTTATCGACAACGCCCTCAGTAAAATCGGGTTGGGCCGAGGCTACGAAGAACAGTCAAAAGATGCTGCCGCGTTGCATGAAAAAGAAGCGGCCGAAGCGTTGCAAAAAGCCACTGAGGAAATCAACAAACAGGCCGACCGAAACAAGCCGCCCGGAGGCACACCGCCCGCTGCGACCGCGCCCGCCGAAGAACCTGGAGTAGTGGCTCCCAAAAAGCATGCGCCGGGTGGGCGCGGTGGAAGCGTGCATCAACAACTCCCGCCCGATCACGCAATGTCGTCGCTGGACCGACAAGTGGCACAAGAAAAAGCCAAGCTCGACGCTGATGCCGAAGAAGCAGATCGCTATCGCGCCCTGCGTGATGATCAGTTGCCGGTCGGTGCATCAGTCAATCGGAAGACCGGCGAAGTCTCGATCAGCCATATGAAGATGGCGGAGGAAGCCCATCGCTTGGCGGCTCTCGAAGCGGCTGGGCCGACCACTCCAACCATGCCGGTTGAAGACCCAACGCCTGTCGTGGCCGCTGGCCTCACCCCATCAGCCGATGTCGGTGAAGTCTATTTTGGCGACGCTGCGCATCATGATGAAGGCAAACGCATCTCCAAATTCGAGCACCAGCGCCGTCAGAAGAAAGAAGCCGATGAGATTCGCGCCCGCAATCAAGTGCGCGCCGCCAATCCCGATTTGGCAAAGAATGATGACACTGTCTGGGACCATTTATCGACCGGTCAAACTCCCACCCCGGCGCAGCAAAGCCTTGAAGACAAGCTCGGCGCTTTGGTCGAACTGCAAATCCAGGCCAATCAAATCGCGGCCGACGCGGCGAAGAACGCCAAACCAGAACCGTTCAAGTGACGGTGAGACCCACGCTCGATACAACGGTCAGGACGGATTGTGAACTACCGCGCTGCTAAATATGCGATAGTTCGAGGAACAACCAAAAGTGGCAATCCAATTCGTCGATAGGGTGCGAGTATCAACTGCAACAACCGGCACCGGCACGATCACTCTTGGTATGGCGGTTCCGGGTTTCCGCAGTTTTGCCCTGGCCCTAGCTGCCGGTGATCTGGCCAGTGGCGCTATCGTCTATTACACCATCGAAGATAGCGGCAATGCCTGGGAAGTTGGCAGTGGGGTCTATACGTTCGGGGCCGAGACACTGACCCGCATTGTGTCAGCATCCTCACTTGGCGGGACTACGGCGCTGACCTTGACAGGATCGGCCTCGATCTATCTCACAGCAACAGCAAACTTGCTCCCCGCCCTGTTGACGACATTGACGGTAGCAGCGCTGAGTGCGCCTGTTGCTATTATCGGCAGCAACACTTCAGCCACAAGCGCACTCGTACTCGATGCAGCATCCGCAACAACGCGAGCCATTTACTGGCAAACAACCGGTCTCAATCGGTGGGCGATTTATGCCACCAACACTGCGGAAACCGGCGGCAATGCTGGATCGGATTTGTCCATCAGCAATCAGAGCGACACAGGAACCGCGCTTTACACGCCCTTGACGATCACCCGTTCAACCGGTCTAGTCTCGGTCAACAATGGAATCGCGATCATCGGTACGACCTCGACGCCGACCGCCGCCTTAAACGATTCCAGCACCCTGATCGCCTCCACGGCCTATGTTATGGGTCAGGCCAGCACGACGCTACCATTGATCAATGGCACGGCCACGAGTGGCATTGGCTCAACCTTCGCCCGGAGCGATCATGGCCATCCCAGTGACACTTCGCGGCAGGCAGTAATCGGCTTTACGCCCGTCCAGCAAGGGGGCGGAACCGGGCAGACGACCGCTGACAAAGTCTATATGGGATGGAATTCGGCACTGACCGGGGTGAAAATAACCGTCAATTCGACCGACCTTGGGAACCTGATTACGACCGTCTATCCACAAAATTACGCCCAAAGCAGCACCTCTGTCAACTTTGCCAGTGTCAATGTCACTTCGACCAGTGTGGGGTCGATTCTACTGGTTCCAGGTTCGGCATCAAACACCGGCTACGCGGCGTTTTACAATCCGGCCGGAACCCAGCAGGGGTATGCGGGCTTTGGTGCCGCTACTGGCGTTCTCAATCTGGCAGTCGAAAACGGCACCATCGGCTGGGCGACCAATCTCAATTTCGCTTGCGGCACGACCCTCAGTGTTGGAACCGATTGTGTCGTCGGGGGCAATGTCGTGTCCGGTGGCGCGACCTATGCCTGTGGTTCAGCCAATGCGTTTTATCTGAACATTGATGGTTCAGGCAATCGGGTTATGAACTATAGCACCAGTGGCTGGAAGCACTATTGGCGCGCGAGCGATGGCTATTACATTTACGCAAATAATGCGGGTACTCCGTTATACTACTGCGATGGTTCGGGCAATTTCACGGTGACTGGAACGGTCACAGCCGCGAACGTGTCGGATGCTCGGACCAAAGAAAATGTGCAATCCTACACCCGTGGTTTGGCTGACCTTATCCAGCTAAAGCCGGTCAGTTTTCAATATAACGGCCTGGGCGGCACCACCCGAGATGGCAGGGTGTTTCATGGCGTGACCGCCCAACAGGCGCAACCCTTCGTCCCTGAATGCGTGGCGCTGACTCATGATCCGCGCCCCGATCCGGCGAAACCGTTTACGCCGAGCCGGTTGCCCGGCCAATTGAGTTTTCATGCAAAGCCGTTGATTTTTGCTTCGGTCAATGCATTCAAAGAAATCAACGCCCGATTGGAACGTATCGAACAGGCATTGATTGATCAACACCTTCGGTGAACTATCTATGGGCTAAATATTCAATAGCTTCGGGAAGTAAACGAGAATATAATGGGTGATCCCTATTTTTCAAATGTGAGTCTGCTTGCCCATTTTGATGGCACAAACGGATCAACGACCTTTATCGACAGTTCTCCAAATAATTTGGTGATGTTCGCCCCAGACAGCGGGACGGATTCGATCAGTACCGCAAGTCCTAAGTTTGGTACAGGATGTTTAGCTGTCAGCACGGGTGTTCAGTTTGGATCACTAGCATCAAATGCTTATCTTGGTGCTGGTCAGTTTACTGTTGAAGCGTGGGTCAACTTCACCTCATTCACTGGTTCCGGTGTTGATACCATTATCAGCCAATGGGATGTTGGCGGTCAGTATGGCTGGCTATTCGGCTGGTTCGCCGGGTCGATAGGTTTCTCATATTCAACGGGTGGTTATGACGGCGCCGGACCAAGCGGCGCCTATACGCCATCGTTGAACGCTTGGTATCATGTGGCGACGGATCGCGACGCAACCAACACCCTTCGGGTCTATGTCAATGGTGCAGTCCTCTGCTCGCAAGTTATCGTCGGCGCATTTTATTCAAGTAATCAAGGCGGTGTAATCGGCAATACTACCTATGGCATTACCCATCCAAACAACGGCACATTCCCCGGCTATATCGATGAAGTGCGTATTACGGTCGGCGTGGCCCGTTATGCAGGCGCATTCACACCGCCAACCGCACCATTTTCGAATTCGTTGCCGACCCCTGTAATTCAGTTCGCAGATAGAGTATCAGTCGCAACAGCAACAACCGGCACCGGAACGATTGCGCTTGGTGCGGCAAGCGCGGGTTTTCGGAGCTTTGCCGCAGCGGTCACGGCTGGGGCTTTGACCTCGGGCGCCACGGTGTATTATGCCATCCAAGACACCGCCAATGCTTGGGAGGTCGGGACAGGTGTCTATACGTCTGGCGCCGAAACGCTGAGCCGCACTGTGTCATCCTCCTCGCTCGGCGGAACAGCGCTGAGCCTGAGCGGGACAGCACTGGTCTATCTCACCATCACGGCACTGTCTTTCACGGCCCTGACCACAACCCAAATCGCCGCATTACTGGCCGCTGGAACCATCACGATTGGCAGCAGTACTGCCGCCTCGGTGAGTCTGGTTCTCGATGCGGCGACTGGTAACAATCGCCAAGTCTGGTGGCAATCAGCCGGTCTCAATCGCTGGTGTCTGTTCGCGGATGCAACAGCAGAAACTGGTAGTAATGCCGGATCAAACTTAGAATTATATGCCTTCAATGACGCTGGGACGTTTCTCTACACACCAGTTCTTTTGATCAACCGGGCAACTGGCTTGATTACCGCAAATAACGGTATTGCACTGTCCGGCACCGCCATTGCGCCCACTCCCGCCATCAACAATTCCAGTTCGCAGATCGCCACCACAGCTTTTGTTCTCGGCCAGATCAGCCCCGCCCTGCCCTTGATCAACAGCACCGCTGCCGTGGGTTCGGGCACCACGTTTGCCGCCGCCGATCATGTGCATCCGGTGGATACCTCGCGTCAGGCGTCCTTGGGCTTCACGCCGGTCCAGCAAGGGGGTGGCACGGGACAGACCACCGATAAGGTGTATCTCGGATGGTCAACGGCTGGTACTGGCGCCAAAGTAACCGTTGATGCCACCGATGTTGGCTTTATCGCTTCGACGATTTACCCGCAGAGTTTTGTCCAAACGGGCGGAGCCTATACATTCGCCAATGTGAACGTCACCGCAGCGAGCGTGGGAAGCCTCCAGGCTACCCCCGGTAACACTGTCGATACGGGGTACTTCGGGTTCTTCAATGCGGGCGGAACCCGTATGGGCTACATGGGCTATGGTGCAACCAATCTGACCTTGCAAGCCGAGAGTACTACGACCGGATGGAGCACTCCGCTCCAGATGTCCGTCGGCGAGAGCGTCAACGTCGGCACCACTGCAACTATTGGCACCCAGCTATATGCGAACGGGATACTCTATTCCAATGCCGCAGCCAACAATTTCTTTCTCGGCATTGATAGTTACGGCAATCGCAGTATGAACTATGAGACTTACTGGTTGCATCAATGGGTTGCGGGCAACGGCAATTATGCCTTTTTTGTTACCAGTCCGGCCGTTCAGGCGTTGTATTTCTCCGAGGCCATTGGCGGGCATTTCGTCGTCTACGGCACGATGTCTGCGTCAAATATTTCGGATGAGCGAACCAAACGCAACGTGCGCCCTTACACACGCGGCTTGGCCGACATCATTCAATTAGAGCCAGTCAGCTTTGAATATAACGGCCTGGGTGGCACCACCAAGGATGACAAGGTTTGGCACGGTGTCACCGCACAACAGGCCCAACCGTTCGTGCCGGAATGTGTTCGTTTCACGGACGATCCTATCTCCCACGGGCACAAGCCGGAAGATATCAAACGGACACGGTTGCCGGGACAGCTTAGCTTTGATGAAAAACCGCTGATCTTCGCTGCACTGAACGCTTTCAAAGAAATCGATGCGCGGTTGCGGTCGATCGAACAGACATTGGGAATCTAGCACATGGCGCTCTATCAATTAACGGCTATCTCGATTGTCGTGCTGCGCACGTCGGACAATGTTTACATCTACGACAATCCGGCCCCGATCACGTCGCAGGATTGGCTGGATTATCAAACATGGCTGGCAGTGCCGAATACGCCTGATCCGATGCCGACACCTCCGCCGCCCACGGTCATTCCCATCGCTAATTTTTGGGCACGCTTCACACCGGCTGAACAATCCGCCATCGAAACTTACGCCACTACCAACGCCAGCATCGCCCAGGCGATGACCTTTGGCGCGGTGGTCGGCATGGTCAATTTGATTAGCGGTCCGATCGTAACGACCTGGATGGCCGCCTTGGTCACAGCCGGGGTGATCACCTCGGCGCGAAGCACCGCAATTCTCACACCGTGAAGAGGTCGCGGCTTCCAAGACCTGATTGAGGATGATATATAGAATTATGCGGTATTATGTAGCAAACGCCACCAAACCGCCCATTCAGTCATTAATAAATAGTCTTACAGAATAGAGAGCCTTTATAGTAGTTGAATGCCATTAGATGACCTTATACAATTTCAGAACTCTCAAAGTATCCATCTCCATATCGGAGACTGCATGGGAATATTGCAAACACTACCTAAGTTCCATTTTCAGACCTGTGTGACCTCGCCGCCGTATTTTGGCCTGCGCGACTACCAAGTTGACGGTCAGATCGGCATGGAACAGACACCTGACGCCTACGTGGCAAGACTGGTGGACGTGTTTCGCGAGGTGCGGCGCGTGTTGCGTGACGATGGCACGGTCTGGCTCAATCTGGGCGACAGTTATGCGGCGACCCATCACGGCAAGCAGGGCACATCGCATAGTGATGCATTTCACTCGACTGGACAGGCGTATATCGACAACGTCACAGGTAAGCGACGCGAAAAAACCGTACCGAGCGGCTATAAGCCTAAAGACCTGATGATGATTCCGTCACGTGTAGCGATTGGGCTTCAATCCGATGGCTGGTTTTTACGAAGCGAAATCATATGGCATAAAACCAGCCAAATGCCGGAAGCCGTACGTGATCGGCCTACCAGTGCCCACGAAAAGGTCTATTTATTATCCAAACGTCCGCACTATTATTACGATGCCGATTCGTTGGCTGAACCATCTGCCGTGATTGATCGGCCGCAAATGCGACGGGCGTTGGAATTGGCTGAGCGCGGCGGTTTAACATCAGCCCATCTTGCTGCACTACGCGCCTGCGGGATTACCGATGTGGGTAAGTCTCAAATCACGCAAGACGGATTTGGGCACAACACGTCCGAAGTGATGAAGCTTGCTGCCGAGGCAAAGCAGGTTTTAGGTGGATATACCCGAGAATTTCTGAACAACGTAACACGCAACGGTCGGAATGTCTGGACTATTGCCCCAAAGCCATTTCACGGCGCACATTTTGCCACGATGCCACCAGAATTAGCCCGGCGCTGCATTCTTGCTGGATGTCCCGAAGGAGAGTTGGTGCTTGATCCGTTTGGGGGCGCCGGAACGACCGGCTTGGTTGCTGGTGAATTGAACAGACGAGCGACGCTGATCGAATTGAACCCTGTTTATGCTAATATTGCTCGCGAGCGACTTGGGCATCTGGCTACTCCAGCGGATGATTTGGTGGCGTTTGCTACATAATAGCGGAATTATGCACCCGCATCGCACCTTACGCTTAACCTGACCCCCATCACCGATCCCACGCGACGGGCGAACCCCCTTGCCAGATCGGTAAGGGGGTTTTTCTTTGTGTGGGCGTGGCGTAACGGCAGCCGCGACAGGCTCAAACCCTGTTGGTCCGAGAGGATCGTGGAGGTTCAATTCCTCTCGCCCACACCATCCAATCTGGAAGCCTCAAAGGGGGTTTGGCGAAAAGGCATACGCGCTTGATTTAAGATCAGGTTTCCGTTAGGAAGTGAGGGTTCGACCCCCTCAGCCCCCACCAGCTTTAGTTCACGTTCATCATTTGATTTTGGTTTCCTTGAAATCGACATGTCTACGGACCACCGGGTCATACTTGCGCAGCACCAATTTGTTCGCTTTGCTGCGAGAGTTCTTGGTAGTGACGTAGAAGTATCCGGTATCAGCGGTCGAGATCAGCTTAATCTGAACTGTGGTTTTTCTTCGCCACGCTCAGCCCACCGGCAGCGGCTGGATGGATTCTGGGTCAAACACATACCAACCCTCGTCGATCACATCAGTGTCGGACAACCTGACATTGATATGGCCGATATAGGTGACCTCGGTGATGCGGTCGCCGTACCATTCTGTCATCATGCCAAGCACTTCAGACTCTAGTTCGTAGACATCGGTCAGAGTAACGTTGAGGGCTTTGCCCAAAACGTAGAACTTCTCGGCCGAGGGACAACTGTCGGTCCAGTATCCGGTGAAGGCAAGACGAAGATAATGGGTATAGTTGGGAACATCACTCATGGACGACTAACCTTGCTTGTTGAGCCGCTATCTATCGCGCCAACAAGCCGGTTGTTCTGAGGGATGGTGGCGGGTACCGGCATCGAACCGGTCTAGATGCGCTTATGAAACGCGTCCCTTCCCGAGAAGTCCCGCCATTTAAAGTTGGTCAGGTGCGGTCGCCGACAACTTCACCACTGCCCTGTTATTCACAAGAAACCACATTTCGGGGATTGGTAGGCGCGGATGGTTTCGAACCACCGGCATCCTGCTTGTAAAACAGGCGTTCTACCCCTGAACTACGCGCCCATAACCAATCTAGAATCGGTGGGCCGGGCAGCATTCGCTACCAGCCATCAATCCCTAGACGACATGACGATGTCGCATTCGGACGACGCGCACGACAATCCCATCGGCTTTGGCCGTCTTGCGGAGCGCAATCATGGGTGAGGTTGTGAACATGGCGGTATATGTATCCTGATTCTATTAAGCACGTCAAGCGGCAGTTTGTCTATCACAGGGTCGGTCATCCGGTCGGGCCATCAGGGGCGCTCCTGGCCGCGTTCACGGGCGGCCTCATATTCGGCGATCCAGACCGGGCGTTGGCGCTCGATCACAGCCGCGATGCCGCGCCGATCGACCTCAATGGCTCCGGCCGCCACCAGCCCAGCAGGTGCGAGAGTCGTTGGTCATGATGCGACGCCTTGAACCGGCTTCCAGCGGTTCCAAAGCTTCTTGGCCATCGGAAACCCTCGTTCGATCGCCTGACGCACCAGATTGGTTTTCTCTGCCGGTTCATACGGGTTGTCAGGGGTATCAGTAACTTGCTTGTACCACATATCGAATGATGCAACGCTGTTGATACTGATCAAATAACGCGACAGAGGGGCGATTGGGCCGATATGGTATTCCTCCATTTCATCTGCTCGACCATTCTTGCGCCGCTCCTCGGCTGACCAATAGGCCACTGGTTGCGTAACGAGATGACGGCCATCGAGCACAAACACCACCGATCGACGAGCCAAGCGGAAATTTGTAGCAAACTGGTACGAGCGCGTTAAACTGACCCCCTTAGTTCCATGACCTAAGCCGCGTGCATTGTCGGTGGTTCGAGCATCTAGCTGGTCATCAGCAATCACCTCAGATGCGCGAAGGAACGTGGTGCCGTGAAACAATAATCGCTGGGAATGATCCAATGCTTCGGTGACAGAATTGGTGATGATTTCATGGTAGCGCATACCCACCTATTTATCATCCGGCCGAACGGATGCTCGGCATTGTCCACGTGAACTACCGCGCAGCTAAACCCGAGCATGACGGCAGCGCGATCAGCCGGTGTTCTCAAAGCGAAACTCATTCTGTAACTGCAATCTAGTTCCCCGGACGGCCGCCAACCATGCGACCATCGGCAGCAGCCAAATGATCCGCGCGCCATACCGCGCCGAGGGTTGCGAGATGGCGCCGGTAAACGAATTTAGCAGCACCGCCAGGATGATCAGACTGATCAGTTGCTTCATCTGCGGGCTGAGTTCGCCGGTTCCCCAGAGCCATGCCAGGGTCAAACAGGACCCTGCCACCACGATGTAATCGAGCACTGACAAAGCGAACACCCAATCGGGATAGGTCAGTCCGATCGAACTGGTCATCTCGGTGCGGGTAATCTGGGCTGAATTGGGGAACCGACTATCGTGCAGATCGAAATACAACAACTGATCGATGATATCGAATGTGGTGGCTTCGATTTGCAGCCAGGGATATTCGAGCGCGGCGGCGATCACGATCGGCCCGTTCTCGGCGCGGATGGCATCCTGTTCCTCTGGCGAGACATTGGAAAACACCCCGTTGCTGCTCCAAATGAAATCATCGGCGTCCGTGTTGAGGCGATCCAGATACTGGCACATCACCAGCTTGATTTGCGGGCAATGCTCCAGCAAATACAGTTTAGCCGGACCATCCGCGATCGACCGCGCCAGCAGGAAGGGCGGGTTTTGCGGCCTGGGTCCATTTGTTGAAGCCTACGACACTGACGCTCAGCATGGCCAGAACTGCCACACAGAGCGCAGCGATGACCGAGAGCCACCGCGCCTTTTCGACCCATAGCGAGCGCCAGTGCATTGCCGCTGCCATCACTGTCACCCCGAGGGCGATCGGCAGATTGGTCAGATGCATGACGAGGCTGGCCGGAAACATCACGAGCAACCCCTTGCGCAGAGTCGGACTCAGAGCATCCCACCCGAGCAGCAGACACAGCAAGGAGAGCACGGTTAACGGGGTGAAGATGTCTGGCATGAACATCGAGACCGCCCATGGCAGAGAGCTAAACACGGTCAGAAACACCAGCAGGGGAAGCGAACGGGCGGGGCGGCAGAATGTGGCATTGGTGGCGACGATAACCCAGGCCGCGAGCGCCGCCTGAACCAGAATGATCGCCCATAACGTCATATTGCTGGCCAATAAGTAGGACAGCAGCGAATAGAAAATCGATCGCACGGCTTTGGCGTGGGTGACCACCACCTCGGTCGATAGGGTTGTCCGTCCGAGCAGCCTCTGCACCACGCTGAGGGCTCGATCGAGGACCATTTTGCCGCCGATATAGTACGATCGGCTATCACTAAACAGCAGCGGGGAGCGATTGAGAAAGGCCGGGATACAGAATAAAACCATACCCGCGATGATGGGCCGGACTGAATGTTTCATGCTCGCTCGCTAGCATGAACTTCACGCCCCAGCAACTCCCGGCTGCGCATGCCCCTGGCTGGAGTCGGACCAGCAATATCCAGTTATGCGCCTATCCGAGCGACGCAGTGGCCACTACAGGGGCATTCAGTCAGACTTCTTCCTCCGGAAAATCCAGCAGAAATTCGGTCAGCAGATTGCGCAGTCTGCGGACTTGATCGCGCGGGATCACGCCCATGGGGAAGCGATAAAACGCCACACCATCTTCGCCGGTGCAGAGAACTGACTCAGGGGTGGTATCGACATGAATATGCACCCCTGGTTGGGTCTGCGGATCGCTTCCGGTATAGCTGTGTGTAGACACGACGAGTTTCACGAGCGGAACGTTGATCTCCATCGTCGTCCCGCTCCGGTTGCGGTCAGGCATGCTCAATCCTTTGGTTAGGGGTTCTCTCCCAATCTGCCAAACTTGGCCTCGGCGGCTTGACGGCGACAGGCATCTGCCAAGCGCCGATGGGCATCCACCTGATGGGTGGACCAGCCGCCGGTCAGACTGTCGCGCGCCATTTGATCTAAAGTATTGGCGGTGTCTTCCAGAAAATAGATAAGCCGATCGATTGTTGCAGTTGTCAACGGACAACTCCCTTCGTTCTGCACCGTGTAACGGTCGCAGCGAGATGTCTAGCTCTCCAGGTCTTCGTTATAGCGTTCCAGCATCCGTTCCAAGGTCTCGATGATTTCCTCGGTTGATACCCCGCTTGCTGCGATGATCTGCTCAAGCTTTTCTTCCAATTCGTAGCGTTCCATCGGTTTCCCTCGATTGGACTATGGCGTCAATGCCGGTTCAGCGGGTATCGGCATGAGTATAGCAGGATCGGCAAAGCTGCGCCACCTGCGGCGGGACCCGACAACGATACGCAGCATGGAAAATGAACCTGTGGCATGCTCGGCAAAATCCTCATGCACGGCGCCAAACAGATAGCCGCCACAGGCTTCGTTGAGCCATTCGGCGGCGATCCGGCAATGGGCACAAATCTTGTGAGTTGAGGTCCGGTCATCCCATTTGCCGGACGCCCTGATATATCGTTCGCCGGGTTGGATGACCCGGCCGCACTCGCCGCACTGGTGTTGTTTGTGGGCGAGTGGGGTCAGTTCGCGGAAGAATTTCGGCGGGTTATCTTCACCCTCCACCAAACACATTGGTTTGCCTCATGGTGATTACATCCGGCCAACTTAGCGCACGGCGCGGGGCGATGCGAGCAATTTTCCACCCTGGCTCCAAAGTTTGACATTCCGCACCCCAGGCCGCTGCGCCACTTTGCGCGCGTACGTCAATATGCCCGCGAAGCTGTGATCTACTACATCACGCGACATCTTCCGACCTTTGGGCGAAAGATAAGTCACAACTGCCATGTTAGCCATCGGTTTGATCTCCAGATTGCGTTGAAAGTCTTTGGTGGCGATCAGGCTAGCCAGTTGGGTTTTGGCTTTGAACTCGACTTCCCGCTTGCGAGGCCGGACAGTTTATGGTCGGGTGACCAATACGTTGCGATCGCCAAAGCCTCCCGCAACGCCGCCATCTCCTGCCTGTTCGCGCTTGCTCATCACACCAACCTCATTCACTGGCAACGAAAATACCACGTTATACGGGTTTGTCAACAGGTTTGTTTGGTTAACCAAAAATTATTTTGGATAGTCAGCCCGGACCGACTATGGGACACTGCTCAAACCAGGAAATCGAGAGGGACAATGAACTTACATTCCCAACTGTGGTATGTCCGATGGTTCTTTTGGTGCTGTCGGGTGATCGATCGCTTTTGTTCGACCCAGCGCGCGCTGGCGTTTGAGAGTTCCCGCCTGACAAAATATGCCCGTGGCACAGATTTGTGCCACTTCTTCCGCATCTTGGTATGGGGCAATCTGATTTTTCTGGTGACGCTCTCGGTGTTTGGCTATGTGCTTTATGTGGTATTTGTGTTGCCGCTCATTTTGTTCAGCTTCATCAATGTCACCCAGTTGGTGATCCAGGCGATCCTGACGCTCGGTGGCATCGGCAGTTTGCTCTTCGGGCTGATCCTGCTCCTGAACGCTCTCGGCCACTGGCGGCAATCCTACCTTCTGACGCATCCAGCCAAACCGGTCGATCCAACCCGGCCGGGATTTTGGCGGGTGATCGGCGACTATTACGGCGCGCTCAAAGCGCGGTTGTGTCCCATAATCAAGTTTGTGGAGGCGGCACATGAAGTTGATACCCTTTGATAGCGCAAGGCTGGTGCTGCATTATGCGGCGCTCGCCGCCCTGCTGGTTCTCGCGGTGCTGGCCAACATGCTCATGACCTCATCGGCCGCTCACACCATCATCGCCTCCGGGGTGACGTGTACGATCCAGGATGTCAGCATCGACCACGACGAACACGTCAGTCTCACACTCGATTGTCAAAACAAGACCGCCACGCTCCGGACGCCCAATCTGGTGCGGCAGGCGATCGGGGTGCAAAGGAAAACCATGATCTGCAATCAATACCAAACCGGCGAAGTCGAGGGGTGTGCGTTCAAATAGCCACGCTACGGGCTTCTAAGCCATGCTAGGCGGCGTGCGTGCTGTTTTGGCTAGTGGCCCTGCCGCCATCGCCACAGGCCACTGGGCAGCCTCCTGGGCGGCCTTATAGCGGTGTCGAACAAAATGGAGTTTGCATGATGGTGGATAAGACATTGACCGACGCTCAACGTCAGCTTGTCTTGGTGTTTATCACCAAGGCTTGGGTGGAAATCAAGAATGAGATCGAGTTCCTGCACAACGCGCATGAACTGGTGGAGATCATCGACCTGTTCTCCGGGGTGGATACCGAGATCATTGCCCGCAAGCGCGGGCGGTGATGGGAGGCATAAAAGGACTTTGCCAAACTGGATGATCAAGTTATGATGCGCTGCGAACCGATTGAGGAGTAAACCAGTGCCCGTGATCGTTCCTGCATTACATCCTGTCAAACTCACCGACCTGAGGCCGACGCAGATGACGGTTGGCTATCACGAAGTTGAACAGAAACGCAAACTGTGGCGTAAACGTATCGAACATGACGGGCCGGAGTTTCTTGCCCGTCACGTGATTCCCATCGTCCTGGCGCGCAAAGATCGCATGTATATGGTGGACCGTCATCATCTGGCGCGCGCCTTGGTGGATGAAGGGGTCGAAATGGTCCTGACCAATCAGGTCGCCGATTTGCGCCGGGTCGAAAAGGCGTCGTTCTGGACTGTTCTCGACCTCAACAGATGGTGCCATCCCTATGACGATGATGGCGAGCGGGTCAAATTTGCCGACATCCCTAAGACGATTGATAAGCTGACTGATGATCCGTATCGATCGCTCGCCGGATCGCTGCGACGGGCGGGCGGCTTCGCCAAGGATATCTCAAATTATTCCGAGTTTCTCTGGGCGGATTTTTTGCGCCGTCACGTCAAGAAGGCCGCCATCGCAGACAATTTTGCCGACGCCTTGGCTGACGCGGTGAAACTTGCGAGGGGGCAAACGGCTGATTATTTGCCGGGCTGGGTTGGATCGGAATAAGTTAACTTGTCGAGGGGGAGCTACAATGATCACAGAAGCCTATACGTGTGGTGCGTTTTATCACCCTGACGAAGACGCCCAGTACTTCGACCTCATTTTCGGCATCTTGCGCCAGCCGGTGAACTGCACGGTGTGCGCGCAACCGACCCACATGTCGTTCCACCGTGAGACTGCTGATCCGATCATCTGCTATGATTGCTCGGTGCAGGAGGGAAACAATGAACGAAATTCAAAATGATCTACGCATGCGGGCAGCCATCAAGGCCGTCCAGGGATATTATCCGAAGGAAGATATCGCCTTGCTGGTTTTCATGCCCGAGGAGACCGGTCTCAACTACATCGGCACTATGCCGCGTGAGGACATGCTGGCCAAACTCAAGATCGTGCTCGGTCGGTGGGAAGGCGCTGGACACGGACCCCCGTCAGGGAGTTAAATAAGGCAATCTGGCATAAAGTGGGTGCGATTTGTCTAATCTGCGTCAATGGATGCGTTTGGTAGAAGGCGAACATCCAGTCTATCATGGCACCGATCGCCATTTCACGACATTTGACGATGCGCATCGCGGCGACAGCAGCAGTCATCCCACGGCGCTGCTCGGTCATTTTGTCAGCCGCGATGCGCAGCATGCTGCCAATTACCCGGCGTTCAGCAAAGACAAGCACGTCATGGCGCTGATGCTGCGGCACGGGCGTTATTTCAAATTACCCATCAATCAATATTATGACCGGTTTCCGCGCCGAAGCAGTCCGGAGACTGTCGCGGCGTTTCGCGCTGAACTGCAAGCAGCGGGCTACGATGGCATCGAAATTACCCGGCCGGATGCCGAGTTTCCCGACGCTCTGCTGGGTGAAGTTGGCACCCTGATCGTCTTCGATCCCCGTCATCTGCGCCTTCGATAGCCTCGAACGAACTGCGGTTCCCTCGCTTACATCAGTTCTTCAAGTCGAATATTTCCGCATTACTGCTGAATTTTCTGGATAAATAGCACTACAGTATGCGAATACTGTATTGGCAATTATCATAGGCAAATATCATGAAGCAATATGTCGGAATTTCTCGCGACCACAGCCAGTCGATGGCCCATATCGCCCGTCCCGCCTGCCGGGATTACAACAACAACATCGCCACCATTCAGATCGCCGCCCGCGAAAATGCGATTGATACCATCGTCAACGTGGTGAAATGTGGCGTGGGTACAAAGGCCGCCGTGATCCGCGAGACGGTCAATTCCAATGTGCAGGTTCTGCGCGCGATCCCGGAGGCCCAATACGTCGCAGATGGGTACGGCACCCCGTTGTTTGATTCGATTGGCGAATTGATCGAAATGATGGCCGCCGTGCCGGATGCCGATGATCTGGAGGTCTCCTTTCTGGTGATGGTGATCACGGACGGGCAGGAAAATCGATCCGGCCGCTGGACGGCCGCGCGCCTGACTGAGAAGATCAAGCAATTGCAAAACACCGATCGCTGGACCTTCGTCTTCCGGGTGCCGAAGGGCGACGCAAAGACCCTGATCCGGCATGGCATCCACCCTGGCAACATCTTGGAATGGGAACAAACCGATCGCGGCGTCGAGGTGGCCAGTGCGGCAACCTCGACCGCGTTTAACCGCTTTTACGCCGCCCGCAGCAAGGGTGAAACCAGCACCACCCGGTTTTATGCCGATTTGTCGCAACTCAGCACGCAAGAGGTGAAAGCGAATCTGGAGGACATTTCCGGCCTGATCCTGCAACTCTACGTGCCGATCGAACAAAATCGCATCGAGATCAGGGAATTCGTCACCACTCGCAATGGCAGCTACAGCCAGGGATCAGCGTATTATCAACTCACCAAGACCGAGAAGGTGCAGGAACGCAAACACATCATCATTCAGGACAAGACGACCGCGAAATTCTATACCGGCCGGGTCGCCCGGCAGATGCTGGGCTTCCCGGACTCCGGTCAGATCACCGTCTCGCCGCGTGCGCTAGGCAATTACAAAGTCTTCGTTCAATCGATGTCGGTCAACCGCCATCTTATGGGCGATACCAATGTGGTGATCTACCACGGACAGCATTAATCGATACGGCTATCCGGCGTCATCGCATCGACCGCATTGGGCAGATGCTGACTGAGATGATTGAGGAGGTCTTCCGGCACCAGACCCGAAGCGCTCGCCATGCGCTGCACCCATTCGTTGCCCATGGCACTTCGGATTTGCTCCGGAAGCACCGACTGGTTCGGCCCGTTGCCGATCCATGATTGAATCATGTCGCCCAGACCGGCCTGCTGGAAGTTTTCGATCAATCCGGTCAGGCCGCCTTGGTTCGCCGAAATGTCGCCCTGCTGGCCGCCACCAACCAAGCCCGCCAACACGTCATGCACGGGCGATGCACCGCCTTCGGTCTGCCCCATCAGATTGCCGACAATGCCACTCAAAAAACTCATCTGTCTTTTCCTTCACTGCGTGTGATATTTAGGCGCCGCTCATCGACTAGCGCCAGTTTTCTATATCAGGAAATCCATCCATGCGCGAACTCACGCATCGCAACGAAGGTCAAAATTCCTCGGAGTCATTGAATGAAAACGGTGTTGGCTGTCCGGTGAGATAACGTTGCCAGTCCTTGTCGCGCGCGAATACCACAGTATCACCCGGCGCCACGTCCCCGACCGCACGTTTGTCCCAGAACCGATGCACCATGTCGGGGCGACCGAACAGCCTGACCGCCCGGAGATAAGCATCATCTCTGAATCCGACGAAATGCAGGCACGATGGGTAGCACATAGCAGGGGTCCCTTCCTAACTCAGAGATAACATGTTTCTGTGCGGTTTGTAAATAGGTGATGATATATAATCTTCGGCAGTGGATACCACTGGTGGAGGCCGGTCCTGCGGATTGGCGGGAAAATGAGCAAGCTTCATTTTAGCCGCCGAGCCAAACGATCCCCAACTTGATCTGACCCCTGTCGAATCCTTGCTAAGGACGCAGCATGACAGAATTAAGCCTTTGGAATATCGATCAAGCGAAACAGCATTGCCGCGTTCTCGGCAGCGTTGGCGTGCATCTGCCCTTCGAATGTTACTCGCAGTTTGTGTACGTGCCTTACGCGCATTTCAGCACCAAAACCGAACCGATGAAACGCTACCTGGAAAAAGTCGGCAACATTGCGGTGTTTCTGGTCCAGGTTGATGCCTCCGACATCAGCCATGTTCTGATCGGCTTTCTGAACTCCGGAGATCGTGGGCGGTTTTTGAAAACCAAAGACATCATCATCCCGCGTACCAGAAAACAAGCCTCCTTCACTACGATCGAACCGATTTTCAAAAAGTCATTAACAATTTAAAAAGCCATTGACAGAACATCGAATTAGACAGACCATGGTCATGCCTAACCAGTTATGTGAAAGGTGAACCATATGCCATTCGATAACCCCCCTGGTCAAAACCATCTCGATGTCCCAGCCCTGATCCCCAACACCTTGGCAGCGATCGGTATCCAGCCCGTGCCGCACCAGATCGTTCAAGAGCACAAAAGTCTTGTGCTTGAACGCTATGCGGCGATCGGTCCCTATCAGGCGCAACTTATTGCGGAAGGCCATGCCTTCTGGACCAAGCGGCAACTAGCGAGTCGGGCAATGGGTAACGACTGGTTCCCACGGGAACAGAACGAACTGCCGTTTGGCGATCTGCAATACGAACCCAATTTCAGGGTGATCAAACGACAGCTATCAAATTCGGTGACCCAATTGATGACCACGCCGGATCAAACAGCCGCTCCGGCCGAGATCATCAAAGTCGCCGCCACGGTACACCGCAACATCTGGGACGCCAAATTTACCGTTGAATATTTCTACGACGATCCTATTCTCAATGTCACCTACTGTGATCTCGACGGGACCATCCATGACGAATGTTTGGGGATTTGGGATCATGGCAGGATTATTGCCATTGCCGGTATGCCCGATCGTAAACCTTGGTACTCCCGTCTACTGAAATTCGTCGGCTAAACTCAGCAGCACGTTAAGTGTGGGTGGTGGTCTGGCTTATCAAGGTGGCCGGTCTCGGCACTGGCCACCGACCACCGAATGAGTGTTAAATGGCTTAATGAATGGGTCGCCATATCTCGCGGAACCGCGTGGTCCCGCGCGCCGTCTGATAGGGATCAACAATGATCCGCAGACGACAGCCATCCAGCGTGCGAAATGGCAAACTGCCGAGAAAACCCGCCATGTCATCGATGCGTCTGACACTATCAAATGGCATGTCCATGGCTTGCAGTTTTTCTTCGGTCGAAAACACCGGCAGGAATAAATCGTTGGTCCCTGCGAGCCGCATCAATATTGGTCGATTGCCCCGCCACATGATGAGAAATCCTTTGATGTCCATTTCATGGATGAGATCACTGACCCGCCATGGCGCCTGCATTTTGCTCTCCTGGTGACGAGACCAACAATAAAACCTATAGACCACAGCGTCAACCGTCGGGACCGTGGGCGAGGCTGAAACTGACAGTTCTGGGCGCTGGTTGATGGCGCCTGTGAGATTTGCGGCAGGAGTTGACGGTTGCCTACCAATGAGGGAACATCGCGTGGTTCACACTTCCAAGGAGAATCGAATGAAACTGTTTATTGTCGGCGGTCTACTGCTGGCGTGGCCAACGCTGGCCTTGGCCGATGCCAGCGTGGCCGGATATTGGATCGCCGATCTGAATGATGGTGTGACTATCGAAATGAACGTTGAACCGGATGGTCAATGGAACAGCGAGACGACCAAAAACAAAGAAACCATCGCCGAGATGGCGGGCTATTATCGGCAGACGGTTGCCAGCGCGACCAGTGGCACCCTGGTGTTCACGCCGAGCCAGTCGCATGTCACAGTGGCCCATGGCGCGCCGACCGTGGAGCATGATACCTATAAACTGTCTGCGGACGGGCAGGTGCTGGATTTGACCGCGTCCGGGGATACCATGGAATTTCACAAACTCAGTCGGTGATATGGAGGGTTACGCATGCGTTGTCTCATCATCGTCGCTCTGGTCGGCGTGTTCGCGCTGAATCAGATTAGGCCCGCCCAGGCGATCGGTTGCATCAGTGGGGGAATTGCCGGGGGCGCGGCCGGTCATCTCGCCCATCACGGCATCCTGGGCGCCATTGCTGGCTGTATCGGGGGGCATGAACTGAACAAACATCAGCAGCGACAGGATCAACAGCGTCAAGGCCAATGGAATACCAACTATCGTTAGCGGGATCGATGACCATGTCGGATGATCCGAACAATCAGGCGCGTTTGGCCTGGATTAAAGCTCTAGCGAAATCCATGGAAGGGTTGAGCGACGACGAACTCCGGGAACGGACCAAAACCATGCGGGAGTATTTGATCGAGAACCGCAAGAAACGTGAGAGCAACTAATGTGCATTAAATATCACCATGCACGATATTCGACAGTGGATAAAGCAGGTGGACGGATATCGCTATCCGGCGAAACTCGGCAGCCAGTGTGACTTAGCCGGTCTGCGGGCCGCTACGAAGCGTCCGCAGACCGGCTACAAGGCGAATGGGACGTGCGCGACGCCTTAAAGGAAACTAGCGCATGAACACCTTACGCCACTGGTCGCAACTGGTCGAAGCCAAGCGGACAGCACCGACGACTCCGCCAACCAACAGTTTGGGACGTCCGATCGCCCAGACCCCCACCGCAACCCAAGCGTTTTGGCAGTGGTTTGGCCGGAGCCGGGTGGTCAATCGCAGTGGCCAACCGCTGGTGGTCTATCATGGCACCAAATCGGATTTTCGCTTCTTCGATCCAGCGATGTCGAATTCGAACACCCAGACCGGCGTGCCTACGGGCACGTTCATTTTCACCAATTCCACCGACATGGCGCAAAGCTATGCCGGACAACAGACCGAGGATTGGGGCTTTGCCACCGAGGTCGAGCAAAAACAATATCACAAGCTCCTGATGACGGATAACGACTTCGACGCGGCCTGTGCGTTTTTCAGGCAACACGCCATTCAGGATGTCAAGAGCTTTGCCGAGGGTGGCAACGTGATCATGGCCTATCTGCGGATGATCAAACCGCTGCGGGTGAATGCGAAGGGCGACAGTTGGCGCGACATTTATTATGAAGATGATGTTTGGACAACCAACGATCTTATGGCTTTGGCCAAACAGAAGGGCTATGATGGCTTGATCGTGCGGAATGTGAAAGATCGTCAGGAGGGCAGTGGCAAGGCCGCTGATATCTACGCGGTCTTTGCGTCAACCCAGATCAAATCCGCGATCGGTAATGCCGGGACGTTCTATCCGGCCAGTAACATGATCGATGAGACCGACATTGCCTAATGCGGCCGACGATGAAATACAGAAACGGCTACCCAGACCGAAGGACCCTCAAGATGCACCGGTTATCGTGGATCGCCTTGGCGCTATGTGTCAGCACATCCGCCATCGCCCAAACCGAGATCGATCAGATCAACACCAATTTCCGCTGGCTCGGCCCGGATGACAAAGTCATCGTCGAGCGCTTCGATGATAGTCGGGTGGCCAACGTATCATGCTATCTGTCCCGCGCGACGACGGGTGGTCTCACCGGCGGCTTGGGCTTTGCCGAAGACCCCAGCCGGTTTTCCGTGGCGTGCCGGGCCACCGGACCGATAACCATCCCGGCCGATATGCCCAAATCAGAAGTCATAGCCAGCCGCTCTGGCTCGATTTTCTTCAAAACCTTTCAGATACACCGAGCCGTCGATACAGAAAAGAATGTTCTGGTTTATACCGTGGTGAGCACCAAACTGATCAACGGCTCACCATTCAACAGCATCAGTGTCGTACCGGCTTATCGTTAAGGAGGATGGTATGGGATTTCGTGCAGGTCAAAAGATCAGGTTGTTCATCTATCCCGGCGCAGAAATCACGGTGACGGAGTTCTATTGCGATAGTCGGGGCACTCCGATCTTCGCCTTCGTGCATGGCAAAGCCGTCCCGATCGACAATCTCTCGTCTGATCCGGAGTTTGCAGGCGCCCAGCGTTATGCCGTGACCAGCGATCTGACCGATGCAATCGGGGCGCGGGATGCGTGGCTTGTGCCAGAGGAGAGCCGCTGATGACCACTAAAGAACTGGTGCGATCGATATTAAACAGGCACGGCCTTGAGGATCGGCCTGCTGCCTTCATCGGGCGGCCCGATCCGCCGAACTTCGCGTTTGCTTGCGTCAACGAGCAGCATTGTCTGCTCGTCGTCGGTGGCGATGATGACCTAGATAGCTGCCAACGAGTAGGCCAGCCGAACACCCCGGCGCCACTCATGCCCGCAAACCCGCACGGCCATACCTGGGACGCCGCAGGCCGGTTCTGCCTACTATGTGGCGCTCCAATGGACGATTGCCATCTGGGGCAGCCCTGTGACGCCCAAGAGGACGATCACTGGACCTACGGCTGGGTGGCGTAATCGATCCGTCTCGGATAAATATCTCAAGTGAAAGCCCTGACACATTGGATTAAGCTGGTCGAAGCCGACGAACGCGCGATTGACACCTTCGTGTTTGATCGCGCAGAGGCAAGTTTCAATGCGGTTTTTGCCGATTTCAATGGCGATTTTGGCAGTGCCCGGCAACTCGGCAACAAGTTGCAAAATGATTTGCAGAACATCATGGCGGATTTGGTCAAGCAATACGGTGGTTGGCTGCAACGCCATTTCAGTTTCAGTTCCCCTCCGGTCAAAATTCAGATCGATCGCGCTGGCTCGGAGGTCCGGGCTGAAACCGGCATCGTGAGCAAAAAGGTTAACATCTATCTACCGTACCCGGTTTTGGCAGCGGCTTCGGAAAGCGATGAGGTTTTCGATGAAGTATGTCAGTTGTTTGCTGGTGCTGTTGGGCATGAGTTTGTTCATGTGGTTCAGTTGCTTAAAAAGCAATTTACGCGGGATCAGCTTAACGCGCCGGGTTCCTGCAGACGCGGCGACTTCAGTAGTGCAACTGATGATCGGTATTTGTCGGCACCGCATGAACTTGAAGCCTACGCCCACACCGTGGCATATGATCTCATTCGTGTGCTGCGAAAAGTGCCTGAGACGATGCGAGCGGCGATGCTGAACACGATTTTAGGCAATCGACATCTCATGGCGACCAAAAGCAAGTCCTATGAACGCTACGTCGATCATGCCGAGGGTGCCACATTAGACGCGCTTGATGCCATGATCAGCCGACTATTGCGTCAGCATTTCGCGCTATGACTCAGATGCAGACCGATCTCCGGCGCTGGATGCGATTGTGCGAAGACCGTGTCGGATGAGCGGATCGTTCCAAAACGCGGTGATGAACGAATGTTTTGGCATGGGCTTTCGGAGCGTGCGCTTATATGACATGAACCCCGAGGGAGAGCCGGTGAGCGTCGTGTTCAAAGTCGCCTCCGATATCACGATCATCGGCCGATTGAAATAACCTAGTCAAACTTGACGATCTCGGTCTTCACGATCTTGATCTGCGCGACGTTGAATGGGACGATGGCCGGAGACGTAAAGCTGCCCTCATCGACCAGCATCCCGTCATAGTCGGGCTTGAAACGCATGAAGTGGCGGTACAAATCGTCAGCATTGACAAATGAGACAAACCGCCCAGGATCGAGGATCGGCACCAGCGGTTGATGATATTTGGCGCGAATTTCATTGATCTGCGGAACAAACCGCGTGTTGTAATACGCCAAGGCCTGAGGATCATGTTTCGTGTCAAACATGTGGTTGATCTCTAGCTCGACCGTGAGCAGATAGTTGCGGGTTTTCTTAGGCTTGTCGATTTTCGACAGCGGTGTTTTGCCACCCGCGTAGCCTTTGGCGTAGTCCTTGTCTTGGGTAAAGAAATGCCCGGCCAGCGAGGGCTGAAAGAACTGGGTGATCTTCGCCCCGGTGCCGTGATAGGCAATGAATTTGCCGCTGGGTGGCACACCGGGGATAGTCGTCTCGATCATCAGTTCACGATAGCGCATGCCGCTATTTAGGGCAAACCTGAGCGCACGCGCTGTGAGTTGCCCCACCAGGAGTACACGAACTCGAATATTCATTAAATATCAGAACATAGGTAGTTGGTAGAATCGTGAATATTATCCGGCGCTATATCGCATTGATTGAGGGTCTAACTGACAGACCACCCGCACCTGGAGATAATTCACATGAAGCGCGCATGACACGTGCGCGCGAGATGGGGTTCGATCCGGATGATCCGCATTATTTCGGGACGCCCAATGGCGATTTCGACGAAGTCGATCTCGACCGGACGCCAGACGAGAACCTCGCCTACGGACGGGGTGCCTATGCGACCAGAGATACCGATGCTGCCAGCGGCTATTCGAAGCCCGGCACGTCGTGGGGTAACGATACCGACGACGAGCCAGCCCCCACCGTATACAAGGTTTTCCTAAAAGTTAAGAATCCTTTCGATCTTGATAAGGTCTATCCCTTCGCCGAAATCAAACGCATTTTCGACCATTGTTTTCCGGATGGGGCTGAGCATATCGAGTTCTGGCACGATCTCCAAAAGGAAGCCTATAACTGGTCGGATGAGGCCGACGTAGAGGACGAGCATCGGGAACGGACCGAGACTGAGGAACTCGAAGATCAGTTGTATACGCTTGAGGGCGCTGACTCACATGCGGACATCGATCCGGATGATTACGACGACGGCGAAAACGATGAAGAATACATCACGGACGTTGAGAAAGCAGTTGAATACGACCTAAAGGAGATTAAGCAACGTCTTGACAGGATTGAACAACGGGAGGCCGAAGAAGCTGAGCGCCATGCAACGATGTTGGCCTCCGGACGGATCGCCTCTGCCTATGGGCGCGAGATTTATAAAACACTCTGGCAGAATACGGACGGCTACCATGACTGGCAGTCGGAAAGTCAGCTATTTGGTGGTGAGACCGACACCATCGAGTTCAAAACTGAAGCGAATCGCTGGCTCGAAGAACTCGGATACGACGGGTTGCGGCACATCGACCGCTATAATCCGGGCAATCGCGGAAAATCGCATGCGGTTACGATCGCCTTTCAGGCAAATCAGGTACGCTCCGCCCATGCGAATTTTGATCCTGATAAAGCAGGCAGTGCGAAATTGTCAGAAGATGAATAACCTTTGGTTGGTTCTCGTAGCCCACAAGGACTGGTACGCGCCACTATCGATAAAAAAAGGTCTCGCCGTTATTGTAGCCGTACAAAGGACTGTCGTCGCTTAAAGATCATCGCCGCCTCGTTCTCGTTTCTCGTAGCCCTAGTAAGGACTGATAACCCGCATCAGACCGTGCTGAGGCGCTTGATCTCATCGGCGATCAAGGTGACGATCTGCGTGTAAACGCCGCCGCGTGTGCGCCAAGCCCCGGTCCGCCGATACATCCCCCGAATCCATTGCGCGTAGCTGGCCGGTGCCTGCCGTCCATTGTGAATCGAATTGATGAGCAAGGGCACATTCTCACGGTAGCTGTCCGGATAGCGTTTGGTCGTGCCAGTCCAACCGGACGGCTGGGCGCCGATGATATGAAAAAACTGATCCATGTAGGCGGCGGCAATACCCGAGGTGAGTGCCCCGAGGGCTTTGAGAAACTCATACTGGCCCGCAATCTTCTGCAAACGCGGGGCCGCTTTGGTGTCCGCGCCCTGGGACAGAATGGAAATGCGGCTCGGCGGAATACGTCCGGCAAACGAAATGGTTTTGAGACCCATGTAGCTGGCCTGTCCCGGTTTCGCCCGGATACGTTTGAGATCACCCTGATTCTGCGCGTTACGCTCCGCCGCCAAAGGCGTGAAACGCACGTCATGATCGGTGCGGATATTGGCCTCCAAACCGGAAATGTCGATCCGCAACACCGTGGGCGCCCCGCCAAAATGCTTGACCGAATTCTTCGCATGGAATTCGGCGGTGTCGATATCGGACGTCAGATAGACCATGTTCTCTTTGCTGCCATGCATGCCGCGATATTGCCGATTATCGGCATCCTGCGGGCGAAGTCCAAGCCGAAGAATTTCCGGCGCATGTACCGACGAGGTGCCATGGTACCAAATTCGCTGATCAGTGACCGAAGGTCGTTTGGTATGTTTGGCCAGATCAGCCAATGTTTCGACGTCCCCGAGGGCCGTTTCACTGTAATAAGAGGGCATGGAGTGCAATGTGAAGCTCGCGTATTGCGGCCACCGACTCAAGAGATATTTGACAATTGGCGCGGCCTCAAACTGAAAACTCTCCCGTTCGATCGTGGCACTCTGATCGTCAAGAATAACATGGAAGCGCTTTTGCTCATCATACCCATCATCGAGCGGGAATACAGCGATCAACTCATCCTGATATCGATCACGCCCCCACCGCACGATGATCTTCGGCTCGTCCACGTCGTCCATCAGTTCATCGGGTGAGATGTCATTGCCCCGCTCATCACGAGTCAGAAACCGGTACGTTTCGAGCAGCGGCCGAATGCGGCAGATTTCACGATAGCGCATGAACTTATTTATCAAGAACGCGCCAGACGATTTGGTCTTGGAAGCCCCCGCCTCTTTAGGGCGGGGGTAGTTCACTCTATGACTTTGAGCAACGGATGTGTCAGCAGCGGCTGGGATTGCTCCTGATGATACTTCATCGCCCATGCCAGTCGCTGGGGCGTCATGTGGATGGCCGTGACATAGCGCATCACGTTGGTCAACGGCCCGATGAGAAATTCTTCCGCTTCGGCATATTTGCCGCGCCGCCGACCCACGCCGGTCAAGTCCGGTTCCAAGGCACGATGCCAGTAATCCACCGGGATGAGCCGAAACCGCTGCCGCAGCCGGGTCTGATCGAACTCAAACACCACATCACCAAAGCCCCAGGCCACGCGGAGCGACCGGCTCAACGAGGTTCCGGTGACCGGCTCGCTGCCGGGGGCTAATTCGTGCTGGGTGCGGTCTTCCAGGGTATTCCGCGCGATGATCTGCAAGGCGCCGCCGAGACCGCAACCGTGATAGAGCGACGCCGCTCGCGTCTCGGTGAGATCACTTACTAACATGCCGTATCTGCTGCGGATGAAAGGCCACGAAAGTCGTGCCTTCGATCGACTCGCCTGCGGGGCTTTCGACATCCTCATGAAAGGTGGCGCCATCGAAGCCTGCCGCGATCAAGTAGTGCACAAACCGTTCCCCCAACTCACCATCAAAGAATATCCAGGGTTTGGTCTGATATTTTGCCAGGACCCACAGATCGCGCTCGGTGAAGGCATCGAGCGAATCAGCGAAATCCAGCATGCGATCACGGGTGATCTCGGCCGGGTGTTGCAGGGACAAGAAATAACCGCCAACCCGTGTGCCATATTGCGCGGCAAAGGCCGGATTAGCGGTGAAGAAGGCGCCGCGCCGGGTGGTCGCGACATCGCCCAGCGTCGTGCTGTTAATCGATTTCGACCGCATCTTAAAGGGGATCGGATGGGACGCCGCACTGCCATGGTAGACCTCAAGCGGCTGACCATCACGAACGACGACGCTACGCCCAAACCAATTGGAAAAGCCAAAGTCCGGCTCGGTCACGGTCTCAGACATGAATTCAAGATAACGCACGGCGTATTTAGACCGGTTCGCGTTAACTTGTTTTTGCATCCCAAACCGATCGATGATAATGTTACAGTGATACTCCGCTCTTTGTCAAACCGGCAGCCGATGGGAAGGCGACCATCCCATACGCTACTAAAAATGACTTAGCTCAACCACAGTCCTGCTCAGGGCTACGAAAACGAGAATGATGCGCGAATCGCGATCAGTCAGTGGTCACCCCAGTCCTTCTCAAACGGGGCTACGACAAGAAGACAGCAGCCACTTTCTGAGTGGCTACGAAAAGGGTGGCTACAAAAACAATATATTGTGATACCATGCGACCAAAGGATCAGTCCGACTTCGGGCTACGACAATGCCAAAACCCGCACCAGAGTGGCTCATGGCGGCGCAGACCCCCGCGCCGTACCGTGACCGCCATCGCCGCAGGTAGCGGCGTAACGGATTGGTCCAATCGTGCAGCCAGATGAACCATCGACGGTGAAAGGTCATGGGCAAACTCAGATTATCGGGTCATGGCGCAACGATCTTGCGCGGCACGTAGTAATACTCGTTTTTATCGGTACCAGCCCAGGCGACATCGTCAGCAGGCACCCGTTTTGAGAGCACCGCTCCGCCACGGGAGTGCGTTCCGGCATAATGCCGATCCAGAGCGACCCAATCACCAGGGCGGATTTCGGTTATGCCCTCAGGAACTGCGCGGTAGATCGTGACATTGGGTAGAGCGAGTTTCACCACCGGATGCAGATGTTCCGGCGGGACGATCCGCGACAGGTTGGGCAGCCGGTAATCGTCCTCTGTGTTGTCCACGATGGACCTGCGTTCATCCCCCGAACTCTCGGTCAT